CGATGGCACGGAGGCGGGCAATGACATCGGAGAGCGGGGCAAGTTCGTCGGAATCCTTTGCTTTCCACTCGGGGCCACCAAAGCGCGTCAGCCAGTGGATCAGGCATGACGTGGAGCCGGGTGCATTCTTGTCGAGCGCGCGCTGGACCAAGGTCAAGCCCATCCGGGCGCGCAGATCGTCGGGGCCGTGGGCGAGCTCGACGCTGCAATACTTCATCAGCGTTTTCGTGTCTTTCTTCAGCGCCCGGGCGATCGTCTCGATGCTGATGCCGTGCGCGCGCATGACGCTGATGGCGGCGCGCTGGTCATCGGTCGGCGCCCAGGGATCGACGCGCGGCGGCGGCTGGCCGTTCTTCCCCGCGATCTTGGCGGCGGCTATGCGGGCTGCCTCGGCCTTGCGGGCGGCGGCGCGTTCGTTCGCAGCCTCGCGGTTGCGGCGCCTTTCCATGGCGGCTTCGCTGGTTCCTGGGGGCCTGCCTCGGCGCTTGGCTGGCGGGGCTGGAGCGCGTGTTTTGGGCACTGCGGGGGCCTTTTCGAATTAATCGGGGGTCGCTTTCCGAATTAATCGCCGAATTAATTCACGGTTACGGTTGCGCATGCCTTTGATCCGGTTGGAGAAAACGGGTTAATTCGCGATCCCGAATTTCTACAATATGGCTGCATTCTGCGGGGCGCGTCAAAGGTTCCGGCGTTCATGCATGAATTACCCTTGCGGGCTGCGTTGGCGTTGCATTACTGTTTGCGGTGCGCGCCACCCACGGCGCGGCAATGGAGGATACCCACGATGCATAGGTCCCACCCGCTGGCGGCGCTGCTGTCCGGCATGGATCAGGAGGGCGCGGCACCGACGCCGAACCCGATACCGGAAGCGCAGATTGCTGAACTGCTGATCTGCCTACGCGAGAATGGCAGCCCGCCGGCGACGTTCACCCGGGGCGACCGGGTGGAATACAAGCACGGGCGCGGCCCTCTCACGCCCCAGGCGCGGCAGGAGTTGGTGCTGATCTACTGGCGCACGCTGGAGCCGGACACGAGCGCGGAGGATTGCAGTCGAGCGAACCGGGTCAGCAGTGCAGAGCGCGACAGCATGCCATTTTTCAACTGCATGATCGCGCACATGCAGGCGGGGGTGTTGGTGTTCATGCTGGCCGAGACATCGGCGCTGCGGAACCTGGGCAGCATCATCCCGGCCGGCAGCTGATCGACGGCAGGCGGCTGGGCTGCGGCCCGGCCGCCCTGCATCACCCACACCCACGAAAGCTGCACGACATGGATAATTCCTCCAATGACGACACGATGGTTCAGCGGGCGCAGGCATGGCGGCGGGCTGCGATGGCCGATGGTTGGGTGAGCGCGCCGACCTATGCGCCGCACGAGGGCGAGGACCGCGCGTTCACGCTGACGCACTCCGAGGGCTTCAAGGTCCAGGGGATATCTCGCGCGCCGAGGCCACCGGCCACGCGATACACCGCAAGCCTGCACTGCTGGGCCGCTGATGGGCTGGCGGTGAAGGTGCCGAATACATACGACATGGACGCGCTGCGGGAGGGTGTTCGCGCCTGCCACTATTGCAAGCGCGCCGGCGTGCCGACCCAGCGCGTGGGCTTCGCCGGGCGGTCCTGCGCTGCGTGCGCGCCGGCCGAGGAAGCGAAGCTCGGCAAGAATTATTACGCCTGACACCCACACCCACACCGAAGGAACTGACGATGACAGAGATTGATCGCGCGCGGCTGACCAAGGGCAGCCGATGGATGGTGGAGCTGACGGAAGACTGCCGCATGGAGAGCGACCCTGAATGGGTTCATGTGGCAGGGAGGCCGGGCGGCTTAGGCGCCAATCTTCCCCGCTCAGCCCTGCGCCCGCTGCCCACCGTGGCGCCGGTGACGCTGGCGGAGGCGGAGGCGCTTCGCACCCATATCGGCGCCTGGGGGGTGGGCGATGTCGCTGCCTGCAAGGCCCTGACCGCCTTCCTACGCGGCCGGTTCGGGGCGGACGGGCTGGCCAAGGCGCCGGCGGCGGTCCCTGCCACCGATGCGGAAGTGGCTGCTTTCCACAGCTACGTGAACGCCTGGGGAGTCGGGAAGTCGCAGGCTACGCTGGTGCGGGACGGGCTGAACGCCTTCCTGGCATCGCGAGTCGCCGCCGGCGCGCCTGTCACCACGCTGCCGGGCTTCACGGCCGACGACGTGGTGGTGGAGCCCAAGGCGGCGGAATGGGTGCCGCAGCCGGGCGAGCGCGTGATGGTCGTGCAGGGCGCGCACGAGGGGCTGGTGGGAAAGCTGGGCGGCACGAGGGGCGAAGGCGCAGGCAATCTCATTTGGTATGTCGTTCTGGAGGCGGGGGGCGATTGCTGGCTGCCGCAGTCGAGCCTTGCGCCGATCAGGCCGAAGCCGGCATGGAGGCAGCAGCCCGAGGTGCCGGCGTGGGTGCCGGCGGTGGGCGCCTACGTAGCGGTCGAGGCCACGTCTCCTTATGCCAGGATGCGGGGAACCGTGATCGACCTGGACGCCAAGCGGGGAGCCTTGGTCGATGAAACGCCGGTAGCAGGGCACCCAGCGCGGCGCGTCTGGATTCCGATTGATTGCGTTCACCCAGCCCTGAAGCCGGCACGCGCCTACAACATCGAATGGCAGGAGGTCGGCACCGCCAGCCCGTATGGCGACCTGATCGCGGCGCTGGAGCGGCGGGTGATCGCCGAGGCAGAGGCGTGGGAGGCGGCGGAGAATTCCAAGTCGCTGCTGGACGCCATCGCGGCCCTGCGCGGCGCCCGGCTCGCCATCGCGACGCTGGAGGGGCGGTGATGGTCGATCGCACCGACGTTTTCCTGGATGCGCAGATGAAGATCGCGGAGCGGCATGCGGCCAGCTTCAAGCACCTAATGCGCGCGCTGGATGGGCCGACCCAAGTGGCCGTAGCTACGACGCTACTGGCCATGGCGATCGACACGTTTCCGACAGAGGCGCGCCCCGAGGCGAAGCGGGTGGCGATCCAGGCAATCGGCGAGCTTCACGTATGAGCGTCACCCCGCAGACCAAGGCGGCGTTCGACTTCATCGCGGGGTTCATCCGGGCGAACGGGTTCAGCCCCACCTACGACGAGATAGCGGCTGCCATGGGGGTGCAGCAGCGCGCCACCGCCTGGGTGGCCGTAAACGGGCTGATCAAGGCCGGCTGGCTGCGCAAGGGGAAGGGTAAGCGGGCGCTGGAGGTAGCCCGCAAGCCGCCGGCGCCGGCGATGCCCAGGACGCGCGACGGGCTGCCCAGGCTGCAACGCACGCTCGAGCAATGGGGGGCCATGACGCCAACCCAGGTGGCGGATATGCCGCGCCGCGAGATCTCCTACACGCTGGCCGACGCCAAGGCGGACATCGCCACCCTGGCTTCGGCGCTGGTGGAAAGGGAGCGCCGCGATGCGTAGGTTCGGGGGCGTGTTTGCGACGCTCAGCCGCCACACCCGGGAGCCGAAGGCCAGCGCCACGACCAAGGCGGTGCTGCGGCGGCTGCGGCAGCTGGGCGAGAATATCCCCGGCCCTGACGATGCTTGGAGGATCGCGCGCACCCATGCAGGCTGCCACCAGCGATCGGCCGGTGCATGGAGCTGGAGCCTTGACCTGATCGCGCCCAGCACGCGCGGGATCGAGCACCGCAGAGCCGATAGCGTCTACGGTGGATACTGGCCGGCGGCGCTGTGCGCGAGGGTGGGCGCGACGATTGGAGACGATAACTTCGGCCGACGCACGCTGGAGCCCCCCGATTCCGCGCTGCCGCCGCGCACGCCTACCGGCTGAACGCATGGCGACAAGCTGACCGGGCGGCGGGGTTCGTTAGGCACCGCCGCCCGTATGCTGTCGGTAAAGTCCGAACAGCAGAATGGCCCCCCGTGGGCGAAACCACAGCCAGGGGCCATTCGCAGCAACAACATAATCGCAGGCGGAAACGCTCAGCCCGGGCAGCTTGCCCGGATGCCGGGCACCGCGTCAAGCGTGCTGATAGGGCCTAGACCAGCGTCAGCTTGAGGTGCCGCCGGGCGAAGGCGGCGCATGCGTCTGGATTTACGGGAATGCCCAGCCACGCGGTTGCCTGCATCATCGGCAGGTAGACCCATGTGAGCCACCAGGGGACGACGACCCGAAGTCGCACTTCCAATTGCGCCATCAGATGCGGCCCAGCAGCGCCAGCACCAGGATGATCACCAGGACGGTGCCCAGCAGCCCCGAGGGCGCCCAGCCATAGCCCAGGCCGCCATGCCCCCACCAAGGGCCGGCGCCGATCCCGCCCAGCAGCAGCGCCAGCAGCAGCACGACGACGATAATGCTCATGGGGGGCTCCCGATTGGTGCGGCGGCCCAGGCGGCACCGACTACCACCTGGACCGCCCATCACCCACGATGACCGGCTTGCACCGGCTCCCCGAATATGCGGCGGCACCCAGGCCGGGGCAACCGTTTCCGCCCGCCCCGAAAAAACTTCACGAAACGCGATTATTTATCTTGCGCGCGTCGGAGTTAATGCATAATCTGTTTTTGCAGGCAGGGGATAGGCCCCGGCACAGACAGGAACTAGCGACATGCACATGACCCGCAGCTTCGGCAAGACCATCGCAGACGGCCGCAACGTCCTCACGGATGAGCAGATCAGCCGCTTCGCTCCCAGCGTGTTCGCCACCCAGGCCCACGAGAGCCGCAGCGCCCGCTTCGCCTACATCCCCACCACCCAGGTGCTGGCCGCCATGCGCGCCGAGGGCTTCCAGCCGATGAAGGTGGCCCAGGGCCGCAGCCGCATCGAGGGCAAGGCGGAATACACCAAGCACATGATCCGCTTCCGCCACGCCTCGCAGAACCACGGCTCGCTGAAGCTGGGCCAGACCTTCCCGGAGGTGGTGCTGATCAACAGCCACGACGGCACCAGCGCCTACAAGCTGATGAGCGGCCTGTTCCGGCTGGTTTGCCTGAACGGCATGGTGGTGCGCGAGGGCATCGGCAGCGACTTCCGGGTGCCGCACGTCGGCGATGTGGTCGGCAAGGTCATCGAGGGCAGCTACAAGGTGATTGACGAAAGCACCCGCAGCCTGGAGGCCGCCGAAGCCTGGGCCGACATCCGCCTGGGCCGCGACGAGCAGATGTTCTTCGCCGAGGCGGCCCACACCATCCGGTTCGCGGATGCCGAGGGCAACGTCGAGACGGCGATCAAGCCGGCCCAGCTGCTTGGCCAGCGCCGGGCGGCGGATGCCAGCAATGACCTTTGGACCACCTTCAACCGGGTGCAGGAGAACGCCGTGAAGGGCGGGCTGACCGCCATGGGCCGCGACGCGAACAACCGCCTGCGCCGCACCACCACCCGCGAGGTCAAGAACATCGACGGCGACGTGAAGCTGAACCGGGCGCTTTGGGTGCTGGCCGAGCGCATGGCGAGCCTGAAGGGCGTGGCAGCCGCCGCCTGATCACCGCAACCGCCGGGGCTTCGGCCCCGGCACACCGCGCGCGATAATTCTTCACGGAACGCGCGAATTAATATGGACGCGGCGCGGGTTTATGCATAATGTGACTTTGCGGGAGGGGACAGGCCCCGACGCGAAACGGAGACGAGCACATGGCCAAAACCGAATTCCGCAAGGCATGGCGTCAGGTGCGCCTCATGCTGGGCAACACCCATCGCGGCGCCCGCCGCAACCGCCATACCAACGAAACGGCGGTGCTGTTCGGGCTGGCGATGCGGTGCTGGAGCGGACAAGCAGCCCGGGCATCATGGGCCACCCGCGCCGCCGAACTTTGCGTGTATCCGGACGGCATGGCAGCCGCGATCGCCGCCGGCATGGTGCCCAGCGCGAGGGCCGCCATGGTGCGTAACGTGCGCGATTTGCGGATGGGGGCACGCTGATGGCCGGCCGCGAATCGCTGGCTAACCCCGACACCAGCGTGTTTCTCGACTACCTCCCGATGAACAGGCTGGGGCTGACGGAGGAACAGGTTGAACGCTACGTCGAGAGGGCCACCAACGGGCTCGACCGGCTGCTGATGGGCAGGCATCTGACCCAGGCCGACTACGACACCAACATCCGCCGGCTGGACCTTTGGGCCGAAGATGCCCTGAAGCACCGCACGCGCGCCGCCTGATACCACCCCACCCACGAGGATACCCACCATGGAACTGCTGACTCGACAGACGATGCACCGCGCCGTTGACGCGCTGTGCCGATTCCACAGCCTGCGCCAGATGGGCACGCTGATGATGCTGGAGACGCCCATGCAGCGGGAGCCGGCCATCGCGCCGCAGCCGCGCAGCACCGGCCTGGAGCGCGACACCATCGGCCGGATGCTCTACCGCGTGAACCTCGCCGCGCTGCGGGCCGCTGGGCGGGCGCCAGACGGCGGCAGCGTGGTCACCTACCGCTGGGCACCCACGGCACCGGCCAGCGACTTCGCAGCCTTCCGCGCGCTGTGCACCCTGGCGGACGGGTGCGACGTGAACCCCGTCAACTGCTGGCCAGCCTTCCGCCTGATCTGCGCCGCCCGGCTCGCTGCCGCTGAGGCGGTGGCGCTGGTGCACCCGGATTTCCAGGCCATGCAGGCGCAGTGGCCCGACGCGGCACCGCTGATCCGCAGGAGCGCGTGACATGATCCATCGCCGCCTGACCGAGCTACGCGCCCGCAAGGCCCGCATGCTCGCCGCCAACGCATGCGTCGCCAAGGGCGATCGGATGGGGCTCGCCGCGCTGGGCTACGGTTTCGCCCAGGCGGATGCGCTGCTGGAGTTCGACCCGGTGACGCGCAGGCGGGGCTTCTGCACCGAACAGATCGCCGCCCTGACATTGCAGATTGCCGACCTGGAGGCGCAGGCCCGCACCGCCCGGCCGCCGGCGGCGCGGCGCCACGAGTTCCGCGCAGGCGCGATCGTGCTGGCGGTTGCCTTGTGCCTGCCTGCATCGGCCCGCGCCGACATGGGTCCGCTGGTGCCGATGAAGAACCCGCCCGCCTATCTATGCGACCAGTTGGCCGTGACCTTTCGAATGGAGTTGCACCTGGGCAACGTGATCGACCGGGGGCCGCCGGGCTACGCCGGGCCGATGCGGCTGCGGGGCGACGTGGAGCGCATCGAGGGGCTTGCGATGCGGGAGGTGCTGACGCCCAGCACGATGCGGGACGTGCCCTGGGTGATCGCCTGCTACGCCCGGGTCAAGGTGGCGGGGAGCCCGATGGCGGCAGGGACGATGGTCATGCAGCGACTCGGTATGGGCGCCAGCATGGCGTGGGTGCCGGCTCCGTAGCGCGCAAATTAATTCGCACGAAACGCGAGAATTAACTGGACGCACGCGAGGTTAATGCATAAATTCCCCTTCACCGGCAGCGACCCACCGCTGCCGGATTTGAAGGAACGCCCCGATGATGCGCATCGCCGAATACCAAGCCATCCTTGCCCTTCGCCTTCTCCCCACCGCTCGCGATGTCGGCGACAACGCGGTGGTCACCGCGCTGGTGAACATCCGGCAGGGCTGGCTTCTCGGCCGGCGCGTCGCCCGCACGGACTGGGCTCTGGCGGATTGCTTTGACGACGCCATGCGCGAAGCCGCCGCAGCCTGAAACGGGCTCCTGCCGCTCTCTACACTCACACCGAAGGGACACCCAAGATGACCATCGCACCCACGATCGGATCGCCTGCCACGGTGCCGACCAGGACCATCCCACAGCCCGGCAAGGTCGTGGCCGTCCAGCCCGACTACCTCGTGCTTCAGCTGGCCACCGGCCCCATCGTCATTGCCGCCTACCGCGACGGCGCATGGCGCGAAGATGGCAACCCTGCCGAAGCACCGATCGAATTCACCACCCACTGAACGCCTGCCGGCCGGGGGATTTCCCCCCGGCCACCCCCACCGAAGGAACAGCCGACATGAAGCCCATCAGCAAGAAGCCCCTGAAGCCCGCCAGCGCCCGCAAGCCGATCACCAAGGTGCTGACGCCCAAGCCGACCGCCGCCAAGCTGAAGGCCGGCACCAAGATCAGCGCGCCCGGCCACCCGATCGACGGCGGCAAGATCGTCGCGGTTGCCACCGGGAAGGCGCCCGAGATCGGCGCGAAGGAGTTCAACGACATCAGAAACATTGCCGACAAAACTGCCGACAGGATCTTGGCCAAGCGCACCAAGGCAGCGCCGAAGGCCGCCCAGGCACCCGAGCCCACACCAGCCCCGGTTGCCCCGGCCGCACCGCCGGAAGCCGCCCAGGCCCAGCCTGCCGCACCGCGCGCTACCCTGCGCAGCTTGGCCCAGGCAGTCGTGGACACCGCCGGTCCCGAGGGCACCTTGGCCCATGGCTTGGCGATCGCCGCCCTGCGCGATTTCCTCGCCGGCAAGCCCAAGGCGGAGCGCGGCCCGGCTCAGCCGACCGAGACCCAGGCCGAGCTGATCGACATCTGCACCCGCCCCCAGGGTGCCACGGCTCGGGAACTGGCCAACGCGGTCGGCTGGCCCAGCATCGCGGCTCGCACCACCCTGACGAAGATGGCCGACCGCTTCGGCTACACCCTGACCGAGAAGCCGAAGGCCGCCGGCCGGGGCATCACCTTCTACATGGAGCGCAACGCCTGATCAGGCTGCCGCCGCTGCCTCACGGGTGGCGGCGGTTTCGCTGAAGGTGGCGCCCGTCGCCGCAAGAGTCGCCTGCTTTCCGGTGAACCGTTCCCACCGGCGCACAGTCGTGTCGCAGTAGGCGGTGGTGAGCTCCACCCCGTGGCATACGCGCCCCGTCATTTCCGCCGCTATGATCGTGCTGCCGCTGCCGCAGAATGGATCCGCGATGGTGCGCGCCATGTCCGTCACTTCAATGATCGACGTGAGCAGTTCCACCGGCTTTTCAGTCGCATGCAGGATGTTTCCCGTGCGCTTGCATGTGATCACGTTGCCCTGCGCCTTTTTCGGGTTGAAGGGCGACTTCACCCGCACCCCGCACATGATGAGCTCGTGCTGCATCCGCCATCCTGCCCCCATGCCCGGCGTGCCCTTGTCCCATACGATCATGTTGCGGACACCGAACCCGCTGCTTTCGACCACATCGAACAGGTTGATCCACATGCGCCAATCGGTGAAGGCATAGACCACGCCGGCGTTGAAATTCGGCAGAACCGCGCGCATGAGCGCCATATATCCGCGCGTGGATAGGGTGTCGTTGGCAATCATAGCGGTGCCGCGCGTGCCTACGCTGCCGGCTGACTTGCCCGCCTCCTGAAAGCCGCCCGAGCAATAGGGCGGATCTGTCAGGATCATGTCCACCGTGGCGCCGTTTTCTGCGCTGATGCTATCGCCGCAGACGAGTCGATGCTTGTCCATTTGCCAGACATCGCCCCGCCGCGTGATGACCGTGGGCAGCGGCTCGGGAACCTCGTCAGGCCCAGCCCGGCCTGTCGTCTTGTCGAGGAACCCGGATAGCTCGATATCGCTGAAGCCGGTCAGACTGAGGTCGAAGCCCTCCAGCTTCAGGTCGCCGAGCTCCAGCTTCAGCAGATCCGTATCCCAGCCAGATTGCAGCGCCAGCGCGTTGTCGGCGAGGGTGTAGGCGCGGCGCTGGGCGGGGCTCAGGTGGGCGAGCTCGATCACCGGCACTTCGCCCAGGCCCATCGACAGGGCGGCTTGCACGCGGGCGTGCCCGGCCAGGATCACGCCATCGCTGCCGATCAGCACGGGGACGGTGAAACCGAACTCGCGGATGGACCGCACCACCGCTTCGATCTGCGCGGCGGAATGCGTGCGGGCGTTGCGCGGGTTCGGCTTCAGGTCGCCCGGCGCCATCGGGCGATAGGGCGGCAGGGCGACGGGTTTCTTGGTCATGTCGGGCTCCGTGGGTGATCGCGGCATGATGCAGCACCGGAGCGCGCGATAAAATATTTACGGAACGCGCGGATTTATCGTGGACAGCGCGGCGGTTTATGCATAATGTCTGATTACCGGCAGGCGATGGGCCGCCGGCAGCAAGGATATCCACCCGATGCTCGCACACCCCACCGACAAGCTGGGCTTTGAAATTCAGACATGCAGCCGCTGCGGCGGGTCGGGCCATTACAGCTACAACCAGATCAACGGCACCACCTGCTTTGGCTGCGGCGGCACGGGCAAGAAGCACACGAAGCGCGGCGCGGTGGCCCATGCAGCCTACATCGAAAGCCTGAAGGTCCGCCTGGGCGATCTGAAGGTGGGCGACCTGCTGCGGGTCGAAACCTTCGGCCGCGCCTACTTCGCCCCGATCGTGGAAATCGGCGCCCCGCACGTCAACGGCTGGAGCGAACGCGACGGCGTGCGCAAGGACTCGGTCGTGATCAACGTCACCACCCAGCACGCCAAGTATGGCCGCAGCGGGCTGGTCGCCTCGCCCGACTACATGGCGCGCAAGGGCTGGACCGCCGAAGAAAAGGCGCCGCTGATCGCCGCCGCCCTCCAGCTTCAGGGGGGCGTGTGATGTCCGTCATCCTCCCCACCATCCACATGAACGGCACATCGCGGGCCAGCCTGCTGGGCGACCTGATCGCCGCGATCGACGCGCTGCGGCTTGCAGGCGAGGCGGTGGGCCGCACCGTGCCGAACGGCCGGGACTATTACCCCCAGGGGGCGGAAGCCTTCAGGCAGGCCCAGGAGGCTCACGCCAAGCGGGCGCGCGACATCGACGCGGTGCGCCGGGAACTGAACGAAATCGCAGAAGGGATTGCAACATGATCGACATCAGCAAAGCCGCACCCAGGCCGTGGGTATCGGGGCCGACCGGCTCCCGGATGCAGGGCTACGGACAGACCGTGGCCATCGTGCAGCTGGACAACCCGCGCAACCTTATCGCTGGCGTGTTCGGCGATCAGACCGGCGGGGAGGAAGCCGCCCAGGCAAGCGCCGCCCTGATCGTGCGCGCCGTGAACAGCCATGATCAGCTGGTGGAGCAGCTGAAGGAACTGGTCAGCTGGACCGAGGGCGTTTGCTACCAGTTCGGCATTGGCGAAGACGCCCTGGCGGGAGCCCGCGCCGCGATCGCCGCTGCGGAGGGCCGGTCGTGAGCGGGCGCATCCTCGCGCTGCTGGCGTGCGCGTGCCTCGCGCTGGCCGTGGCCATCCCGGCGGCTGTGACCATCGGGGACGCCTTTGGTCGAGCCGGCGCGACGCTGGGGAGCGCCGCACGATGACCGGCATCGTTCGCAAGGACTCGATCGAGGAACTGTGCGGCCACCGGGATGCGGCGCTGTCGCTGTATGCCCAGGCGTTCGAACTGTTCAAGGCGGCGCGCGCTGCCCATGCCAGGGCGTGCGTCGGCTATCCGCATATCTCGGCGGCGGTGACCGATCCGTTCCGCTTCATCCGGGCCGAGGATGGCGGCGCGCGGTATGCGGGCGAGGTCCGGCCGCACCTGGACCGCGATATGTGGCGCGCGCTGCTGGTGAACACCAAGCTGGGCAGCCTGATGGACGAACAGGAGCGGAAGGCATTCGACAAGGGGCTGGAGAACCCGCCCGAGATCTCGGCGGAGACGGTGTTCGCCACCCTGTCGCGGCTGGCCGCCGAGGGCGATGCGATCTTCCGGCGCGGCATGGTCGAGGCATTCCGCAGCCTGTCCAACGACTACCGATCGCACGACGGGTTCAAGATCGGGCCGCGCATGGTGGTGCGGCGCGTGGTCGATGTCACCCCGTTTCGGGGCGACAAGGGCAAGCGCAGTTTGTGGGTGCGGCTGTCCACCAGTGGCGAGCAGCGGTTGCAGGACGTTGACCGGGTGCTGCACATCCTGGATGGGAAGGCGCCACCCGAAAGGCTGCAAGGCATCTGCCAAGCCATGCGCGAGGCCATCCCCAACGAAGGCATGGGGCCGGGCGAGGCGGAGACGCCCTACATGCGGGTGCGCTATTTCCAGAACGGAAACGGGCACCTTTGGATCCTGCGCGATGATCTGCGCGAGAAGGCCAACCTGCTGATCGCCGAGCACTACGGCGCGGCGCTGGGCGACAACACCAACCGGAGGGCCGCATGAGCCGAATCGTCTGCCCGTCGTGCTCGAGGAAATTCGCCAGCGCCGCAGCTGGCCGTGAGCACCAGCGCGCCACCCATGACAATCCGGCCTGGGTGCGCGAACGCGAGGCCAAGGCGCAGGCGGCCGCGATATTTCGCTCCGATGCGGCCGATGCGGTCGAGCTCGCCCGCGATGCCAAGCGCACCAGCGTGCCGACATGCCCCAGCTGCGGCAACCTCGCCCGCATGTCGGTCGGCAAGTGGGGCGTTCGCGCTGACTGCTGCGGGCTCTGGTCATGGAAGGGAAAGCCCTTGGTCGATCGCGAGACGCACGCCGCCCGCATCCATGCGCACGACGCCTTCGATCGGCTCTGGAAATCCGGGGCGGTGCCGCGCCACCGCTGCTACGCCCGGCTCGCCGCGCTGATGGGGCTGACCCGGGACGAATGCCACATCGCGCTGATGACCGCCGCGCAGTGCCGGCAGGTGATCGCCTTGGTGAATGCCGGGCGGCTGGCGCTGGCCGAGGTGGCGTCGTGATGCCCCGTCGCCGCGCGCTGCTGCTGGGGAGCGCGAGCTTGGCCCTGGGGACGGTCGATAGGCCCACGCTGACCGTGGCGCCCAGCCGGCGGGTGCCGGTGCTTTGGCACCCCAAGCCGGGCGACCGAATCACCTACGGCCGGGAGACATTCTTCGTGCAGGAGGTGCTGAGCGAAAGCACTGTCACGCTGGCGGACAAGCCGCCGTTTCCGTTCAAGCGAGACGTGCCGTAATCCAGCACCACCGCCGCCTAAAGCCTACCCACCCACAATGGAGAACACCGATGGAAAAGCCGAAATTCTTCCAGTTTCAGATTGGCGATCGCGTCGAGACGATCAAAGACCTGGGCAGCAAGCGGGGCGTGGTGCAAAGCATCATCCGCCGTGAGGGCTACACCGACTGCCCGCGCGTGCTCTACGCCGATGATTCGTATGGGGACGTCCACCCCGCCAACCTGATCCTGCTGGCGCGGCGCGAGGGCGCGGGCTTTGACATCCACGGCGAGGGCGAGCCCCAGGACGAGGCAGGCGCCGACATGGAGGACGATGCCGACGAGGCGGCGCGGGCCGCCCAGGCGCAGCGGATCAAGGCCGCCGGCGACGCGCTGCTGAACAACATCATGGCCCGGTGGCGATCCTTCGGCAGCCCGCGCTCCGCCATCCACGAAGCTGAGAACACCATGTGGGAACTGTGCGTGGCGCTGGACGACGCGGCCAAGCCACCGGCGCCCGATCCCGTGGACGTGATGGCCGAAGCGCTCTGGCCGTGGTTGCGGAACGCCATGCCGGGTTGCGAGAGGTCAGAGTGGAGCGCGGTCCAAACGGGATCGGCGGCACACGCAATGGCGCGCAACGCGGCAAAGGCCGCCCTCGCCATCCGTGAGGCCAAGGCCAATGGCTGACGGGACAGGCCTATTCGGCGAAATGCCGGTCAGCGCGTCGATTGAGGATCAGATCGCCGAGGTGAAGCGGGAAATCGCGATGCGCCGCCGGGTCTACGCTGGCCGCGTGGCGGACGGGAAGATGACCGCCCAGGCAGCGGCGCGGCAGACTGGCGTGATGGAGGCGGTGCTGGCGACGCTGCAATCCGTCCAGAAGGCGAGGCCGGCATGAGCACCGCCACACAGCCCGGCCTGTTCGATCCGGTGCCCCAGCCGACATGGCGGCCGCCGAAGGGAGCGGGCGCCTGCACGCGCGACATCAAGGCTGGCCCAGGCACATGCTGGCACTGGTGGGAGGGCTGCCCCAGCGCCGAGCGACGGGGCTGCTACCTGCTATGGAACAAGCAGCGGAGGCAGACATGAACCCGCGCCGCGATCGCGCCAGCGGCATCACCCGCTGCGCCGTGTGCGACGGCTACATGCGGCGGGTGGAGTCCAGCCGCTTCACCTGCGCTGCGGTGGATTGCCCAGGCCACGCCACCGGCGGGGTGCTGACCGCCGAGCTCGCCGAGGCCGAGCGCGCAGCGGTGGAGGCACGGCCATGAAGCCGATCACGGCAGGAAGGCGCGGGCGCGGAAAGAAAAACCGGACGCCCGGCTTCACCGTCACGCGATCGGACCTGGAGAGCCTGATCTATGTCTCGTCTCTGCCAGGAATACGCTACGCGGTGATCACCAGCGGATTTGCGGGGATCGACAAGCCACCCGAAACCCACTCATGGCCCGTGGCGTGCGCCATGGTGCGGACGCTGCGGGATCAAGCCTTCGCTCGTCCTGGGCTGTTTCCGGCATTGGTGCAGCAGCGCATGCTGGCATTTCGCGAGCAGATCAACCGTGACGTGCTGGCGGTGGAGGCGCGCCCATGACCGGCCCGGTGGAATGGGTTCCGCCCCGGCGGATCACCCACCCGGCGCTGGCGGTGCCATGCGGCCACTGCGGCGCCTACATCGGCAAGGCGTGCACCGACAGCTATTCGACCGGCAAGCCGGCCGAGCCCCACGCGATCCGCCACATGATCGCCGAGGCGCACGGGTTCAGGTGGGCAAAGGGGGTCGGCAGTAGCGACCCCCTTCCCGCGCCACGGCCGCCGGATCAGGACTTGCCGCTGTTCGCTGAGATCTCGGCGACCTGATCCGGCGTAACGCGCACGCCGCGCATGCTCGACCCCCGCGCCGCCCGCGCGTGGCGCCGGATGGCGCGGGCCATGCGATGCCACGTCCACCCCGCCATCGCCGCAGCGTCCGCACAGCGCACCGGCTGCCACGGCATCGCCAGCTGACGCGCATGCTCGGCCCCCGCGCTGGTGATGGAGCGGAGGGTCAGGGTCATTCCGGGAGACCGAACAGGACGTCCTGCACCGGCATGGTGGCAATGCGCTTGCCGAACCGCGCCGCCTCTCGCCAGTCGTTCCCGTTTCTGCCTTGCTTTCTGGCGCTATACGACCATGCCATCGAATCCGCGGTATGCAGCAGATCCCGCACGAGGCCGGAACCCAACGCGGTGGTCTTTATGCCGAACCCATGCAACCGCAGATCAGGCCGCGCGCCCTTGATGGCCAGCAGCACATCCTCGATCGCTGCTTTGTCGCCATTGCGCTTGCAGACACTGCCGACTCCTACCCATGCCCCCCGATCTAAACGAGGGCCGTACGCTTCGATGTGGCGGACGTAATCGGATGGGGCGTATCCTTGCAACACGGGCATGATGTAGATGCCTCCAGAGTCGCAATTCAGAAGGTCGTCGTAACGCTCGATCGTCAAGCGCTGGTGCTCTTCTATCGACAAGCCAGTCTTCGCCAGCATTATCGCCTCGCGCATGTAGTCCTGCGCCACCGCAGCGAGCAGTTTTCCGTTGGTGGCCCATCGCTTGATTTGCTCGGCATAGACAGCAACCGGATGGCGATACTGGCCGAACAGTAGCAACTCCATGAATGCGCCGCTGTCCATGATCCATTCGTCTACGACAAAGGGACCGACGCGGTTGCGAACCCGGTTGACGGAAATGAATGCAGGCGACACATGCTTGGCATCGGATGGTTGATGTAGGCCATAGAAGAACCGCATCAGCCGGACACCAGCGACAGATGGCGCGGCCGCCGGCGCTGGATGTCGAATATATCCCGGCTGGCGAGGTAGGCGCCCAGCGACCGCCGGTCCATCTGGTATTCGCGCGCCTGCATATACACCAGCACGTTGATGTCGCCGTGCAGCGTCATGCAGGCGAAGTGGCCTTCAGGGTCATAGCCGGTGCGCTGCCAATGCACGCGCAGCCGGGCAACCTCTGCCCGGTATTTGCCCAGGGCCAGCCCGTCCGCCTGGGCCTTCTCCGTCTGCACGCCATCGGGATCATCCAGGGTGGCGGCCAGCCGGCGCGATGCGAGCTTGAGCCTCATGGCATCGCCCCCGCCCGGCTTTCAGCGCGCAGCCGGGCCGCCAGCACCAGCGGCACGATGCCATGCATCGGCCAGAATTTCCGCTCGCCGATAGCTTCCACGCCCGTGTCGCCTTGGTGGTGCTCATGGCACAGCGGCACCGTCTCGTCGTCGCCGCTGCGCCGGCCTGCTGCGGCGCTGGAGCCCAGGCAGCGCAGGTGATGCACCGTCGCCCGCCGGCCGCATCCGGGCACACAGCAGGGCAGGCTGGCGACGTAGGCGAGGTGCCCGGGATCTGTCACCCGACGCTGGCGACGCTCGCGCGGGCGGCTGCGCAGCTTGCTGATCGGCAGCGTGTCCGCCTTCATGCCGCGCCACCATGGGCAATGAACGCCACCCGATCATTCAGCCAGCCGAAGTCTGACGAGGAAGCGCCCGGTCCGTGCAGCTCCCACCCGCCGGTCGCGTATTGCTCCAGGCGCCACATGCCCAGCGGCGGGAGCCTCCACGGCCGCCACGCCCGCATCGAGGTGCCGAGCGCGGATGTCAGGCACAAGGTCGCCTTCATGCCGCACGCCCGGTCGGCCGAGGCCCGCACCACCGGCACGACTGGCCCCGCTCGTGGCGCAGGCAGCCGCCGCGATCGCGGATCGCCAGCAGGTGCGCCAGCCGCTGGTGTTCGTCCGTGATTTCGATTTCGCCCAGGTCCATCATCGCGGTGCGCCAGCCGTGATGGTAGCTGCGCGTGTGATTCGGCCCAGGCTCCGGGTCGCCCTTCTTGGCCCCCATATAGCCGGCGTGAAGTTCCTCCCGGTCGAGCGCGTCGATTTCCTCCACCGTGGTGATCGGCTGGTGCGCACCCATCAGCCGAACAGCCCGTGGCGCTTCGCCGCCTGCACGATCGGGTTCGCCTCGCGCGCCGCCAGCACATCAGGCGACGCCTGGGGCGCTGGGGCATCAGGTGGCGGCAGGGCGGCCAGCTGGGCAGCCACCGGGGCCGACGCCGGCACGTAGGGCATGGCGGCTTGGCTGGCCACCGTGCGCGCCAGCCGCGCCGTCGCTGCGATGCGCTCCCGGTCGTATTCGGTGGGCTCGCGCCGCGTCGGCTCGGTGTTGCCGGTGATGACGCGCCATGCCGGAAGCGACTCGCGCCTGATCAGCCCCAGCAGGTGCGCGCGGGCGTTGTCGGGGTGAATATGCTGCGGCGGCGGGTAGAAGTTTTCCGCCTGCCGGTTGTGGAAATAGTTGCACCAGTGCAGGTCCATCCCGGTCAGCCCGTGCGCACCGCCGCCGCCGACCGCCCGCGTCGCGCGCCGGGTTTGCTGGAAATCCCACCACGCCCGCGCGCGCTGTTCGATCGAATCGAAGCCCGGGAAGAAATCTCCCTTTGCGCACTCGCGCGCCGACGCGGCGGTGAAGGCACCCGATGGCAAAACCTCAGCCAACGCCTCCGCCATCTGGAGCAGCTTGGCCTTGGTCGGATCCTGCCCGGCCGGGTGGACGCACAGGTCGGCCAGCCCCTTCAGCCACGTCGCAATTTCGGCAATCAGCTTTCGGTCAGCCATGGTCGGTTCCAATCATGCGTTGCTGTTCGCGGTAGGCGTCTAGCTCGCCAAGGGTCAGGGTGCGCTCCGCATCCGACACGTCGGCGAGGTGTTTGCCCTTGGCCAGCCACTTCGCCGGCTCGGGGATGAATTGCGGGCGGTCGAGTTCGAATGGGTAATTCAGCACCGCATCAAGGATGCGATCGGGGGGCGTGATCTTGATCGCCTTGGCGTAAGCCTTCATGGCTTCCTGCTTGCCATCCCGCACCATGCGACCGCTCGACAGCCGTTTGGGGAACGCTTGCCAGAATTCTTCGAACGCGACCGCTTTGCCGTTGACGAGGATGGGGGGCTTGGAAGCCTGTGCAGCGATCTGATCCCCGAACAGCCCCCACGTCGCCGGCTTCGGCGACACTGCCGGCGGCGGCGGATTTGTCGGCGGGAGTTTAATTTCGGGTTCTATGATGGGTTCACTGGTAGGTTCGGGCGCAGGATACGCACCCTTTTGCGCACTGTCCTGCACCCTTTCTGGCGCTACGTGCACCGTTTCCCGCTTGACGTGCACCGTTTCCGGCGGCGCCTCAGTGCCGACCTGAAGGCGATACATGCGCGTCAGACGCCTTCCTCCAACGCCCTCAGATACGACCAAGCCGGCGCGCTCCAAGGCGCGCAGGCTGCCCTGCGCGCTTCTCTCCGACACGCCTGCATCATGGGCTATGGTGCCCACAGCGGGCCAGCATTTGTCGTCATCGTCGGCGCGGATAGCGAGTGCCAGAAGAACTGCCTTCGTGGGGCCGGACAGCGCGCAAGACAGAGCCCACATGCGAGCGCCATGGCTCATGTCGGCGCTTTCCATTGGACCATGTTCGTGGCCTGCGCCCACAGCTCCATGGTGTGCGCCGCATAGGGCTTCGGCCCCCTATCGCGCCCCCATGAACTGGCATCGCCACCAGCTGCGATCCATCCGTCCGGCTGTAGGTCGATCACGTCCGCCTTGAAACGCGGGACCACGTTGCCCGAAAGCCAGCCTAGGAACGCACGGCTCGGCTGAATCCCCCCATACTGCGTCCACCATCCAAGCTGACAGCCGCTTCGGGCGCGTCGATCGGGTGCCACGCCAAACAGCATAAGGCCGCGCACGGCGGGGTCCTCGCCTTCGAACATGCCGTTGGCGGCGCAGGTGTTGTGCATTTTCCGGAACACGTCGCGCGGGAATTCCTGCGCTGGCTTGATTTCGACCAGTGCGCCAAAATCCGGCAGCAGGAAGTCAGGCGACCACCCGCCGAGGTCGAACGGCTCGTATTCGTGCCGCCACTCCAGGAGGTCGAAGAATGCGGCCCAGCGCGCCTCAAGCCGGCTGCGATACCGGCGCCCGCGATACGTCGTCGGGATCGCCGCGATGGTATATTCCATCACGCTGTTTCGCTCAGCGTAATGTCATTGGATCGTGACAGGCTGGGCTTGTCATCGAACAGGCGCGGCAATACATTGCTATGCGCAGGCATCGGCGAGGTCCTTTCGTCTGGTGCGGATACCCCCCGAGGCGTCAACCTCGGTCAGTCTACAGAGCGCCCGCCACTTGCCCGGCGGGCGTTTCTGCGTTCGGCTACGCTACGCCACCCCCCGGCCGGCTGGCAAGCCTCACGGCGCGGCGAACAGATCGCGCTGGGAGGCACGCTGCGGCCAGTGGGTGAAGCACCACGCCTGATCCGGCCGCCCGCGCCGCGTGACGATGCCGCCCGGCGCTATCTCGGGCTCAGCCCCAGGCTTGACCGCGAACGCGGCATCCCCGCACACGCCGCAGATCAGCGGGTCAGGCAAAGAGCCCGTGCTTCTTTCGACCGCTCTTTCGGGCACCCTTGCGTCGTCCATCCTTGTCCAACTCCCCAGCCCGCGACATGCGGTCATATTCCAGCAGCACCAGCGCATCGCCCGCGTTGTGGTCGCGCGGCGCGTAGCCGAACTCCTTGCACCAAGCCATGACGGCTTCCTTGGCGCGTTCGCTGCCGTCTTGGTTCAGCCGGTTGAACTCGTCGCGCGTGCCGAAGCTGGACCTGCCCAGCACCGCCGCGCGCACCTTCATTTCGTGCGCCTCCCTCGGCTCGATCTGGTGGTTGTAGGCGGTCAGCTCGGCCACCGCCTGGAGCCCGTTGAGGGCGCGGCCCGATGTCTGCTGCTGGTCGAATATGGCCATGCACCAGATCAGCCGGCCGGGTCTGTATTTGTCGATCAGCCAGTCAAGCGTGTTTTCCAGTTCGCTGTAGAGGCGCCCCAGGTGCTTGATTCCACCCAGGATCACCGTGTCATGCGCAGGGCGTGGGCTGCCCTCTACGTTGACAGCCCAGCCCATCAGCCTGCTGGCCATATCGACCGCCAGCGTGCGCGGCGGCAGGTTGCGCATGGGCGGTCAGACCTTCTCCGCCATATCCACGCCCAGGGCTTCCAGGCGCGCGGCGGTTTCGGCCAGTCCGTCGTCGGCGATGCGCACGCATATGGCGCGCAGCTGATCGACCAGCGCGCCTTCGCCCAGGTTGATGCGGATATATTCGATCAGGCTGGCCTTGGGTGCCGCATCCAGGCTCGCCCGCATCACGGCGGCACGCTTGTGGCTTTCGATCAGGTTGGCCGCCCGGGTGATTTCGTCAGGGGTCATGTCGCGCTCCTACGCGCTGCCGGCGGTTTCGCCGATCGTGTCGGCGGTGGGCTCGGGTTCCTCCGCCTTGGCTTTCTTCGGCCGCCCGACCGCGCGCTTGGGTGGCGGCGTCCTGCCCGATAGCTCGCCGTCAGCCTGAAGCCACCCGCGATCCCAGGAATCCCAGTCGGCGCTGCCCGGTTCGAACAGGGCTTCCTTGTCGCCGCGCTCCGCCTGCCCGATCCTCGCCTCGTAGCCCAGCGTCATCATGCGGCTGGCCCGCTCCTGGGCGCGCATTTCGTCGGTGACCGGGTCATCCGGGAACATCGCGCCCTGGGGCTGATCGGTGGTCGGCCCAGTCCACAGCGGGCGGCCCATCGCGCTGGTGTAGCGGTGGAGCTCGGCCATGTAGTCGTTGTGCTCGTCCTCGTCGCGATCAATGATCGTGATCGCCTCGTCCAAGATTTCCTTGGAGCCGCCGGAAGCTTTGACGGAGCGGTAGACGCCCGCGATGCGGCCCCGCACTTCGGCCGTCTCGGTTTTCAGCTTCAGCATGTCGCGCCTGAGGTCGCGCAGTTCGCTGGCGCGCTTCAGGATTTCGGCTGTGCTGATCTTGTTAGACTTGTCGAGCCGGTCTGCCACGGGGTTTGGTCTCCTTTTTCTGCGTGGTCGCCTTGTTGGCTGCCACGGCGCGCCGCAGCGCGTCAGCGTTGGATTGCCGCACCGGCGCCGAACTGGCCAGCGCCGCTTCGGTGACGTGCTTGCGGATTTGGGTCCGCTCGGGCTCGCGCTCGGCCAGCTTCACCAGCCAGACCCACCACGGCTTCGGAACCGAGTTGCGCAGGTGCCATCCCTGGATTGTGCCAAGGGGGACGAAAACGCCCGAGATCTCGCTGAGAGCGCGGGCGAGGGCGGAACGGTTGGGCCACAGCGCCAGCAGTTCCGCGTGGGATAGGGGTTGTGCCATGCACCCTATATAAACGACGCATAATGCATAAATCAAGCTTGCACTGCGCCACCGCCGGGTTTATGCATTAATTATGACCCGCGCACCCGCCCCGATGAACCCCCGCCATCAGCAAGCCGCCCGGCCCACCGACGTGCCGGTGCCGGGCTTCTACCGGGCGCGGCTCGTGAAGCGGGGGCCGTATGTGGCCTGCCGCATCATGCAGATGGATGACGGGTGGCTGCTGCTGGTCGGGGGCGAGCCCACCGAAGCGGCGGTGCACGTCAACCCCTGGGTGGTGCGCCGGATGGAATCGGTGGCGATGTATGGCGACCCGATCACCGCCGAGACATACGACGCGATGCTGGCCGAAGCTGCGGCCGCGCCGCCCGGCCACCCGCTGCGCAACCCCACCCAGCCGGTGGACCTGAAGGCCGCCGGCGCCATCATCACCAGGAGGACCACATGACCCGAGGCGGCATCGGCGACGAAATCTATGCCCTGCTGATCAATTTGGAGCCCCGGCAGCGCAGGACCGCGCTGGAATATGCGCATCAGCGCATGCTGGAGGACAGCCGCGCGCAGGAAGCGGCGAAGCATGCCGGGCCGAAGCCCACCTTCTGGTGCCTGGACGGCAAGCTGCCGGGCGACGATTTCACCGGCCCCGACCTGGGCGAACTGCTGGCCGAGTTCATGGGCCGCGATTTCGAAATCACCGAAGCCGCCGGCATGGCGGTGGTCGACCAGCGGTTTCTGGTGTGGCTGCCGGTCGATGGATCGTGGGAGCCCGAGAGCTTTGCCACCCGCGCCGAGGCCGAAGCCTGCGCCGCGCAGTGGAAGGCCGAATCCGCCAATCCTCTGCCCAGGCGCCCCGAGGGCATGGCGGACGACGAGCGCGCCGCCTTCCTTGCGTGGTGGAAGATGGTGGCGGCCAAGGGCGCATGGGTGGACGAGGCGGCAACCGACAACCTGGACTCTGCATCCTGGGTGATGCGGTTCCGCGCCAAGATGACGCCCGATCAAGCCTTCACCGACTGCGACCTGATCCCCTTCTGAAAGGACCAACCATGAGCGATATCGACGCCGAGCTCGACGCCCGCCTGGGCATGGGCGCGAACAACCCCCCGGTGGAAATCGACCCCGAGCACTTGCTGGTGCTGCCCTATGACGAGATCCCGGCGCTGCTCGAGCGCAACTACGCGCCGCTGACGGAGCGCAAGGGCGAGCTTCAGGAGCAGCTGAAGGAATGGCTGGCCCAGCACCTTGCACCCAAGCCCCGGCCGAACGCGGCCGATGTCTATCTGATCGCCGACGATGCAGATCTGGCGCGCAGCAGCGACGTGCTGGCGCAGCTGGACACCTTCACGAAGGACGGCGACGACGGCGAGGTGGACGGCACCCGGCGGCGCGTCAAGAAAGGCCCATTCGAAGCTGGCAAGGCGATCGACGCATTCTTCAAGGCGCTGCGCGAACCGCTGATGGAACATCGCCAGCGCATCGTCCAGGCGCAGTCGGTCTACCTGGGCGCCAAGCGCGCGCAGCAGGAGGCGGAGGCGCGGGCCGAAGCGGAGCGGCAGCGCCGCGCTGCTGAGGAAGCCCGGCTGGCCGCCGAGGAAGCCGCCCGCGCCGCGCAATCGGCGGAGGAACCGGACGAAGATGCGATCTTCGCCGCCGAGCTCGCCGCCGAGGAAGCAGGGCAGGCCGCCGCCGAGGTCGCCGCAGCGCGGCCCGTGGAGGTCGCGTCCACCAAGGTTCAGTCGTCGCTGGGCACCACCACGTTCCTGAAGGGAACCTGGAAATTCCGGGTGGTCGATATCAAGGCGCTGGCCGCCGCTGTCGCCGCCGGCACCGTGCCCGCCAGCTTCCTGACGACGAACGACTCGGTGATCAACGCCAGCATCAAGGGCGCCACGGGCGTGCGGCAGGCGGCGGGCCTGGAAATCTATCAGGAGCAGACCGCCGGGCGCCGTAGGTAATTCCCAAGTTCTAAGCTATAATCTGGCCGCTTGCCAAATTCACCCACAAGGAAAGACCATCATGGCCGATCGCACCGAAAGCCTTGCGAGCAAAGAAAACCGCAGCCGCGAAGGGCTGGTTGCCCTGCTTGCCGCCGTCGAAGCCCGGCGGACGCAATTCCTGGATTTGCTGCCCAGCGAAATCCCGTTTGAGGTGTTCAAGGACACGTTCAAGCTGGCGATCCAGCAGAACAACCGGCTAATGGACGCCGACCGGGACAGCCTGTTCATCGCCTTGCAGAAGGCCGCGATTGACGGGCTGCGGCCGGATGGGCGCGAGGGTGCGCTGGTGATCTTCGGCGACGACCAGGAGGATGACGAGGGCAACGTCGTCAAGAGCACGGCGGGGAAGCCCAAGCGGGTGCAGTGGATGCCCATGATCGCCGGCCTGATCAAGCAGGTGCGGAACACGGGCGAGGTGACCAACGTGCGCGCGGCGGTGATCTATGAGGGCGAGACCTTCAGCATGTCCGACGAGGATGGCCAGCTGGCCTACAAGCATGAGCGCCGTATGGCGCGGGATTTCGATGATACCGACGAGAAGATTGTCGGCGCCTATGCCGTGATCCAGTTCAAGGACGGCAGCTGGGATATGGAGCCGATGTCGCGCCGTCAGATTGACCGGGTGCGCGCGGTGTCCAAGGCGAAGAAAGGCCCGTGGCTGCCGTGGTATAGCGAAATGGCCAAGAAAACCGTCCTGCGCCGGCTGCTGAAGCGGCAGCAGCACGAGGCCGCCAATCGCGCGCTGGCGTCGATCGACCGCGACGAGTCCATGATCATCGAAGGCGACCTGGACGAAGCGCGGCCGGTGACCGAGCCCGCGCGCCTGCCCACGCCCACCCCCCAGGTGGACATCGGGCTGAACCGCCAACCTGCGCAGAATGCGGGCGTCGCCGAGGATCCGGCCGATGCTTCGCTGGGCACGAAGGCGCGCACCGTGAGCGACCCGGTAGCCGGTAGCGGCGGCGGTGGCGTTTCGGCAGGCGGTGGCACGCCCAGCGGCGGATCGGCGACCGGCCGGACCACGGCCAACACGACGGCCGCCAGCGGCGCGGGCGGGGCTGGCACTGCCACCACAACCAAGGCGCCCGACAAGCGGGTGGAGCCCGCGAAGGAAACGCCCAAGCCCGAGCCCACCCCTGCCGCACCGGAGCCCTTTGAACACTGGGCGATGGATCAGTCCGGCCAGCCGATTGACGACCATCAGGGCGAACCGCTCGACAGCCCTGAAGCCTTCGCCGCGTGGTTCGAACTGGCCGCCGGCGTGTGCACCGATATTGACGCGCTGGTGCAGCACAATGCCGACGCGCTGGGCGATGTCGGGGCCGACCCTGCCATGGCCGCCCGCATCCAGGTGGCCGTGAACACCGCCCGCGCGCGGCTGACCGCCAAGCCTGCCGAGGAAGCCAAGGCCGCCGAGCCGGCCGCGCAGGCCGCCCGGCCATTGCCGCACCCCATGCCGATGACGCCGGGAAACAAGCCGCATTATCCGAACTATCTGGCCGAGATTAAGCCGATCATCGACGCCATGGCCACCTTGGACGATCTGAACGCATGGTGGGAAATCAACCGGCCGGTCAGCGCGGCATCGGCCGCCACCGCCAAGAGGGTGATGGGCTTCCTGTCGGCGCGCCGGGACGCCATAGATGCGGGCGCGCAGGCCGCCGATCCCGAGCCCGATACTGGCAAGGATGCCGATCTTGTGTGGGCCTTGGCCGCCTGCCGTGACATCGACGGCCAGCGCACCCTCTATGACCTGCAATCCTGGGGCAACAATGCCGCCATCCGGGCCAAGATGGCGCGCCTGCTGACGGAGCGGCCTGACCTGCACACGATGGTCAACGAAGCCAGCGCGGCGAAGATGAAATTATTCGGTTCCACCGCGACCAAGGCGGAGACGGACGGTAGCGCGCCGTGAGCGGCATCGACCCAGCCGACGAAGCCTTGGCCGCCGAATTCAGGGCCAAGGTGCTGGCGCTGGAAACAGCCCTGAATTCGGCGGTGGAGAACGCGCAGCTGGCCGGGCTGCGCGCCACCATCACCACCAGCTGGCACGGCACCGGCATGCAAAGCGTCCACGTCGAAATCACCCCACGATCTGCCTTTGAAAAGGAACTGCTCAATGGACGGTAACGCCCTGGCCGGGAAGCTGATCCCCGGCACCCGCGCCTACATCGACTGCGTGTCCACCGCCGAGCCCACCTACGGGGCGCACGGCCGCGACAAGAAACACCCTATCCGGGTGTCGATCGCCCTGGAGGAAGGGCGCAAAATCACCGGCCGCCTGAACGTCCAGGTGTGCCCTGAGCCGGGCTGGACGGTGGAGCCGCAGTGGTGCCGCCGCTACGGCGCCAATGCCTCCCTGGCGCGCGCTGCCGGGATGCCGCCGCGTGATGTGGCCGAGGCCGCCCGCAACCTGCTCGGCACCGCCGAGGTCATCGTGGGCCACTCCATCGCCTTCCACACGGGCCTGATCGCCCAGCTGCTGGTCGATGCGGGCGTGGCCGGCGCCTACAACCGGGAAGCCCTGGGGCCGACATTCGACACGATGCAGCAGACTGCCCAGGACTGCGCGATCGCCGGCACCCGGGGGAAGGGGTTCAAGCCGCCCCGGATGCCGGAAGCCTACCTGCATTTCACCGGGGAACAGCTGCCCGACATCAGCGACCCGAGCGTGACGTGGTGGCAGGCCGGCTTGCTCCAGCTGACCGCGCTGCGTCGGATCTGGTGGGGCAAGCACCGCTGGGGGCTGGCGCCGGCTATTGAAGCCGAGGGGGTGCCGTGACCGTCGCCGAGTTGCGCAAGGCGCTTGAGGCCCTGCCGGGTCACCTGCCGGTCAAGGGCACCAACGGCATCACGTTCACCAGCCTGAACCAGCTGATCGAGGGGCAGGTCTGGTGGAATACCTCGTCAACGCTGCTGCCGATGGACAGGGGCGGCCTGGAGAAGATCGACGCCGCCCTGCTGGTATTCGACAGCCCGGCCGGCACGGGAACGCGGGCATGAGTGACGATCGTATCCGCAAGATGTTCCGGTTGGCCAAGACGGCGCGTGTGCAAGCCGATTCCGCCGAACTCAATCGTCTGCGCGTTACCAACACGCAAATTCGCGACGAGCGGCACCTTGCTATGTCGGAGTTGTCCAAAGCCTCCGCCGAGCTGGCCCGCCTGCGCGCCGAGGTGGAGCGTCTGAAAGGTGCGCTGCTGCAAATCGAGCGGCGAGATTTGGTGAAAGAGCCCACCGAGAACGGCTATCGGGTGTGCGCTGGAGTGTTCGGAACCATCGCCCGCGCTGCCCTATCTGCTGGGGAGCCGGGACGGTGAGCGGGGCAAGGTGCGAGCCGGCTGATCCGACGAGGGATGGGACGCACTGGCTCAGCCACGACATCGGCGGGGACGTGCATCTGCGCCCGTTCTGGTGGGACAGTCGCAGAGCGCAATGGGTTGAAGTCGGCAAAACCTATAGCTCTGAGGAAATGACCCGCACTGGATGGGTTTACGAAGCCCCAATCCCCACCCCATCAGCCGTCGCGGCATTGGTCCAGGCGGCGAGGGCGGTTGCCAAGGCGTTTCCGTTGGGGTGTGAGACGACCACGCAAGACGACGCACTCGAATGTCTCGACGCCGCCCTCGAACCCTTCCCCCAGCAGGAGACGAACGATGGCAAGTGAGCCGGTGACGCGGTGGGTGGTTTGGCATCCGGTCGAATTGGAGGCGCACGCTGGCGATACCCAGGATGGGGCGTGGTTTGCTGCCCAGTGCGCTGAGGATGTCGGGAAGCCTGTCCTTGTCGGTAAAGGCTGGACCTGCTCCCCCGTGACGCGGGAGGCGGGGGATGGCGGACGGTGAGGCCAAATCCCTGCGCGATCTCGGCGAAGCGCGGACAGATATGGAACTGTTCGCGGTTGCCGAAAGCCTGATGGAGCGCGTGCGCGGGCAACAGAACGAAGCCGCGCGGATATCCAGGCTTTGCCGGGCGGCACAACAGAAGTGCTTGACCGAATATGACCGGGCCAGCCGCGCCCTGATCGGGAGAACCGTATGATGCCCGCTAACCCCGACCTGACGGCGGCTGCCGTGGAGGCGATGGCGCGGGCGGCGTGGGGCAAATTGTCCATGCCCAGCATGATGGAGGCCGCCCTAACCGCCCTCCTGGCCCTGCTTCAAGATCGGGGGTGGCGGATCGTGCCCGAAGAGCCGACGCAGGACATGCTTCGGGCCGCAGGGAAGGCCGACGACGCAAGCGCCGTGGGCAACGGGCGCGATGCCGGATGCGAGGAGCATTGGGACGCCATGCTCTCCGCCTCCCCGTCCCCGTTCGCTGGGGAGGCCGGGGGTGGAGGGTGAACCGGTCGCGCCGATTTCGCGAAACGCCGAGGTTGTCGCTTGGTTCTTCCAGACGATGCCGACGACACTCAAGTTTATGCGCCCGCACGTCATTCATCCAGGCACGAGAGCGGCGCTGGACGAACTGACCGCGGCTGGGCTTTTGGTCGTGACCCGCGATCCACGAGGCCCGATGGAATGGAAGGCAGCGCCGTCGCTGGGCCTGCTGCGCAAGTTCCGGCATCCCGAGAAGGACGAAGGTTTCCCGCTGACCATTGATGAGGACCCCCCCAATGCCTGACCCCGACACCCTCCTTGCCCTCGCCGCGCGTGCGGAAGCTGGCGGGGATGCGACGCTCTCGGATGACGTGTGGCGGGCGCTGGGGTGGCAAAATCGTCACGGCTACGGATGGCGGCTGCCTCCGTCTTTTGCGGAAAAGCGAAGTCTTCCCGACCTGACCCGCAGCATCGACGCGCAGGCGGAGTTGCCGGGGCGGATTTTGCGCGTAGTGCTGGATCAGTTTACTGGCGCTCCATATTTCGTGGTCCGCGCAGAAATTCCCTTTGAAGGGATGTCCTACCGCAGCGGCGAAGGCAAAGCTTATACCGAGATTTTGGCCAGACTTGCAGCGAGACTGCGCGCTATAGCTTCTTCTGTCGAAGAACGATGATGCCGTGGTGCCCCGTCTGTGATGGAAGCGGAAAACATTGGGTCCACTTGCCGCAGCGCGATGATCCCGACCTGATGGTTGAGACGCATGGGCCATGCCGCGCCAGATGTGACGCCGGATATATCGAAGGAGAACCTGTCGAGATGGACGATCTGGCCACCACTGAACCCCTGGCCGCCCTCCTCCGCGCAGCCGCACAGAAGGACGCTCCCAATGCCTGACCCCACGCCAACCCTCGTCGCAGCGGCGGCGGGGAGATGACCGATCCGCACCGCCGCGCCACCCCGCCCGGCCGAGGGGAGAAATAGACGGGGCGGCTCCCGACATGCGAGCGCCGCCCCTGCATCCCCGCCCCCTGCCGTTCAGCAGAGGGGCGGCACGCTGTAGAGCCCCTACGCCGCCTTGGCCGGGAATGATCCGTTGATGCTGCGCCAGTTCGCCTCCTGGGGTGCATCCGGGCCGGTATAGCTGCACCCGGGGCGGATGATCAGATCGGCATTGCCCACGTTCTCGATCTTGCCGCCGTCCGCCGTCTCCTGGCTGTCGAACGCCACGCCGTCGAGCGTCAGCACCATGCCGATGCCGGCATTGTTGGCGTTCTCCAGCGCGAAGCCGATCAGCTGGTGATTGCCAGCGCCCCGCCCCATCCGCACGGTGCCGCCGACCAGGGTAGCGATGCCGCCATTTGGCAGGTCCACCACGCTGCCGCCCACATGCCCGTCGTCGGGATTGCCTTCGAAGGTGCTGTCGGTGGCGGTGGTGTGGCCGAAGCGCGACTTCAGGGCGTGGGTGGCCTTCATGCCGCACGACAGGGCGCAGCTGACCAAGGTCAGCGAACCAAGTTCGGGCGTGTCGCCGCTGGCGTAGACGGCATGGCTGAGCCCGTCGCTGTTGCCGCAGTCGTGGACGTTGACGCGGGTCAGCTTGATGTCGCCCGAGAAGGTCAGCAGGCCGTCCTGGCACCCATAGATTTCGCAGTCCTCCAGGGTGAAGCTGATCCCGTCGCCCTGCTGGCGCACCGCCGCGCAGTTGCCATCCGGGCCGCTGGCGCCGGTCAGGATCAGGTGCTTGCCGACGAAGCCGCTCACGGTCGGAACCAGGATCGCCTTGCCGAAGGCCACAGGCAGGCCGGTGGCGTCAAGGATCGTCGCGCCCGGCTGCCCCTGCACGGTGATGTTGTGGACGCCACAGGTGCCCACGAATCGCCCGGCAGGCAGCACCAGCGTGCCGCCGGCAGGCGTGCGCTCTACCAGCCCCGCCAGCGTGGCGGGCGCGGCCGGCTGGCCGTTGATGCTGGCCCCGGTGATCGTGCTGACTTCGGCGGGCGGCGCCGGCGGCTGCACCACCACTTCGGTTTCGCTGACGACCATGGGAATGCCCGTGTTGTCCCAGGCGGACGGGCTGTTCGGCGCCGGCTTGGACCCGCGCGCATCCATGGACGGGCCATTGTAGAGCAGGGGCACGAAGTTGATGCTGCCGCCGTTCCACCAGAGATCCTTCAGGCCGCCGAGCTCGTGCCCGTCCACGACGGTGACGAGGTGCGGCGCGGGGCCGAACTCGCCCTTGATCGTGAACACCTGCCCCCGCTCGCCGCCGCTGGCCGCGCTGACCGTGAGCGGCCCAGCGATCGCCTTGCCGTTCATCAGCAGGGCAACGACGTTGTAGGCTTCCGGCTTGGCATTCGGGTTGCTCGATAGCGTCATCACCAGCGTGTCGCTGCCGACGCCGAGGGTGACCGGATCGCCGGGCTTGGCCACCGGCTTCATCTTCAGGGGATAGGTGTTCTTGTCCACAGGGACGGTGGGCGGCGCGGGATCTCCACTGATCGGCACATAGGCGCCGCGCGGGTTGATATAGGCGAACTGCTTGGTGGCTGGATTGTAGACGACGGGCCGCCGGAACGGGTCGGAAAACACGTCGCCGGGGACGGGAAGCTTGGACATGGTGGGGAACTCCATCAGTTGAAAAACGATTGTGCCTGCGCATACATCGACAGGAAGCCGTCGAGCGTGGCCTTGTCGGGCTCGGCCGCAGCATCGCCGCGCACCCACTCCTTGAAGTATGCGCGCGCCAGATCGGTGGGCGTGGCGATGACCATGTTGGCGATCAGGTGGGTGCGCCCGCCGATGTAGAGCCCCCGAGCGCCGATCCGGTCGCACAGGAAGGCGAGGCAATCGGCGGGCGTGCGGAAGCTGACGAACCGCCGGCGGAGGCCGGTCTGGTTTTCAGGCAGCACCACCGTGCCTTCAAACCAGTGCGTCAGGTTTTCCGGCCAGCGCCCCGAATCCGCCTGGACGCCGGCATAGTTGTTGTTCACGCCCGACTGGCCGTTCGCGCTTTCGTTCCGGAAAACTATGTAGGCGGCGCGCTGGATTTCGACCATTTCCGGCATCGCCCGGATGGCGTCGATCACGTCGGGCATCGTGACCGTGGTGCGGCGGTAGGGGATAACGGCGAGCTCGGGGTAAGCGTTCTGCACCCGGCCGCTATCCCCAGCTATTCCCCCTTGGCGGGCGCCTCCGGTGCGGCGGCTTCCTCGGCCACAGCAACCGCGACAGCTGCTTGAAGGCTGGCGTGCGCCGCCTCCTGGGCCGCGCGCAGGGCGGCCCGCTGTTCGAACGACAGATCACCCTCCAGGGCCGACAGCAGTTCCTTGCCGCTATCGACCAGGGCGGGGGCAGCCTGGAGGGCTAGGAGGATGAATTGCAGATAGGCGGGGTTCATAGGTGGGCTCCTACTTGGTGGGGATCAGCGCGACCATGGCGGCCAGCGCGGCGGCAGCCTGGGCATAGGTGGTCTGGCCGGCTCGGTATTGCGTGAGCGCGGCATGGGCCACGGTGTCGGCCGCGCCGATCTTCGCCGCCACGCCGCGATCGCGGCACAGGCCGGTCGGCTGGGGGCACAGCGGCAGATGGACATAGATCGTCGCCGCCGTCTCGGCCGCCTTCAGGCCGCCGGTGAGCGCGTCCACCGTGTCGGCTGACGGGCTGGCCGTGGCAGCAGCAGGGGTCGCCGTGGCGGAGGTGTCCTTGACGCCACCGCAGGCCGCGAGCGGCAGCAGCAGGGCGAAGGCGAGGGTGAGGCGCTTCATGGCGGGATGATCCTTTACGTGGGGGATGCGGCTTGCGTCGCCGCGCTGGTGGAGCCGTCAACCGTTTTGGCCGATTCGACGGCGGTAGTCACGGGCACGGTCGGCACCGCCGGGTCGCCCGCGATGGCATGGCCGACGCCGGCCACGATCTTGGCCGCGATGGTGTCGGCAGAGGGTGCAATGGCCGTGATGGCGGTGGGCACGGCATCGACAATCCGCTGCACCTGCGCGCGCACGTCGGGGTCGCGGATGGTGATCTGCTGGAGCGGCTTTGTGCCGGCAGCAAGCTGGGTGACCAGCATGCCCACGCTGGTGCGGATTGCGGTTTCAATGACCGCCTTCTGCTGATCTTCCACGACGATGCCGCGATCCTTCGCCTTGTTCGCCAGCCATGCCGTGATCGCGCCGGCGGCAGCGGTCAGGATGGCGCCAGCCAGCGCGATCAGCGGGGTGATGATGGGCGTCAGGTCCACGGCGGTGGTCACAGCATCAGCCAAACGAGCCTCCCCAGTCCAAAAATGAGAATCCACGGCATTAACGCAAGAATGACGGGGACAAATGCCCGCGCCCACATAGACTTAGCCATGGCATCCCGCATTGCTGCAAACCCCCGTGGTCTGGCATACGTCCACACCATAGCGCCTGCCCGGTGTAACAACGTGGTGATCCCCTGGGAAATGACCACCATAGGTTGTCTTTGTCGCCACATTCAGCCTTTGTTCAGCCTACGGAAGCCGGAAACCGCAGGAGCACGGGCACACCCATGGGAGCCCTCATTGAGCGATCCGCCGAAGCCGCCTTCCCTGGCGCACCGCCTGCCCTCCATCCTGGCGCTATGGGAGCCGTTTCTGGTCGAGTGGCTGTTGGTGGCAAATTCGATCTGGCTGGGGCTTTCCCTACTGGATGGGGACTTCTCAACCACCGCGAAGTCCGCCTCGGCGATCGTGCGCGAGGTGGGGCTTACGCCCCTGACGGCGGCAGTGCTCGCCTTCTCGGCCGCGTCATTCAAATTGCTCGGTTTGTTCGTCTGCCTGCTGGACGGAGGCAGCCGGGGCGGCATGGTCCTGCGAATGATCGGGCTGGGGATCGGCGTTTTCATTTGGAGCACGTTGGGCATCGGCTATATGTCCAACGACCAGTGGTTGCCCACTGCCGTGCCAACCCTGTCCTGGGGGCTCGCGTCCATCGTGATCCTGATTCGCACGCCAGCACTGCCAGGGAACCGTCCGCGATGACCCTAAAGCCAGGGTCCACCGGCAGCGAATACGTCTACGAGACCCTTGGCGAAATCAAAGCGACCCTGCTTTCCGTCAGCCGGCAGATGGATGGGCTGGCCAATACGATTTCGCGCACCGGGGACAATCTCAGCGGCGAGCTCCAGGACTTGCGCGACGACGTGGCGGGCGTGGCGCGGCGCGTGGACAAGCTGGAAGCCGACTATGCATCCGTGCGCGGCAGCATGGATATCATGGCGCCGAAGGTCGAAAGCCTGATCGACCAGCGCAACCGCATCGCCAGCTGGACGATGGGCGCCACGGCCGTGCTGGGCGTGGCTTGGTGGGCGCTGGGCGGTTACGTGATCGACGGCGCCAAGGCGCTGGTGAAAGCCTTCACCAGCCACTGATCAGATTTTCTTTCTGACGATCCGCTTCTGCACGCCCTTGGCGTCGTATCGCGTCCACAGCACTTCGGTGAAGCCGACCCGGCGCAACTCGGCGCGGACAGCCGGCCACATCCCAAGGGGCAGGCTTTGGGACGGGCCGGTGACCATGCCCTTGATGATCGCGAGCCCTTCGTGACCGACCACGGCGACAAAGAAGTCCGGCGGGTCACGGTCTAGGGCGGCGTCATCGTGGTAGAGCCGCAGCGCCCCGCCGGTAATTTCCAGGTGGGCACGCAAAGTCGCCCCCTACCACTGGATGAACAGCGATGCCTGCCGGGTGATTCCCCTGCCCGATCCGGTTTCCCAGGTGATCGCCGTAACGTAGGTGCGCCCGAGCGTGCCGCCTGTCAGCTTCATCTGGATGCGCGGGCCTGGGTCGATCGCGGGTATGCCGGGCGGCACCATGACGCGCCGATCGCCGGTATCGACCGCCACGCTGTTGGGCACCACCGCAAGGGGATTGGTGTCACCAGCGAAGGCCGACAGGATCGCCACCGAAGGGTTCACCACGGTGTCGTCGGGCGGCAGCCATAGCGCCAAGCTGAGCCAGTAATCGTCCGTATCCGTGCCGGCGGCGGGCGACCAGCTTTGCGGCGGGGTGGGGGGCATGTCATCCTCGTCAGGGGGGAGCAGAATGGCCCGCACGTCGCGGGGTAGGGATAGGAAGCGGCCCGGCCGGGCGGTGCTGGGCGCAACGTAACTGATGCCGGACAGGGTGCCATGGCCGCTGGCGGCGCCTTGGGTGGAAGCGGTTGCCGTGCCGGCGCCAGTGAGCGCGCCTGCCCCCGCTGCGGTGCCCACAGCCGACGCCTGGGCTATGCCTGCGCCGGCCAGCGCGCCCGAGCCGGCAGCCGCGCCCGTCGCATTGACCACGCCGCCAGCGAAGCCAGTCAAGGCACCCGTGCCGGCCGCAGCACCCGCCGCTGCGGCGACGCCCGCGCCAGCACCCAGGAGAGCCCCGGCGCCGGCCGCAGCGCCCATACCAGCCGCCTGGGCACCACCGACGCCCGCCAGCACCCCGGCGCCAGATGCGACGCCAGCAGATGCCACGACGGCCGCCCCCGCGCCGGCCAACGCACCCACTCCTGCGGCTGCGCCAGCGGTGGCCTTCTGCGCCGTGCCCGCGCCAGTAAGCGTCCCGGTCCCGGAAGCGGCACCCACCGCGTCGCTGGTAGAGCTCGGGATCAGGATGACGCTCGCGCCCTGCGCTACGAAATTCGGCGAGGTGTTCGGCAGCCCGTTGATGTTGACCGGGGTCAGGCCCGACCATGTGACCGGCGGGAAGGTCGCATCGGGCGACAGCGCGTAATAGGTGCCATCGCCGAAGCTGTAATCCAGGTGGATCATCCATCGGCCATCGGCCCGCTGAACGACGTTGATGCCCTCGTTATCGCCGCCCCAGCCGAACGCGCCGCCGACGTTGGTCTGAATGCGGGTATAGCCGGAGAACGGACTACTGCTGGCCCATAGATCAATATACCAGGGGTTGCCGCCGACCGCGTTGGTGTTCCAGATATAATAAGTGGAACCGACCTTCTGCATGAAGGCGTCGTATACTTTGTTCGGAAGCGAGGTTCCGGTGATCTGCACCGGATTGCTCCAAGTAGTCCACCCGGCATTGGTCGGGTGCATTTCGTAAGGCGCCATCGTGGCCCAATTATCATTGGATATGCACACGATGATGTGGATCGACCCATCGCTGTCCATGAAGAACTGCGGGCCAAAGGTTCGGGCGTTGCTGCCGACCCCGGAGGCCGACGAACAGTCGGGGCTGGCGACGTAGCGCGCCGTCACGCCATCGGCGTCAAGCTTGTATAGATCCCAGGTGCTTTCGACGCCGCCATTGACGTTGATGCAGGCCGACCAAAAGGTGCCGTTCTGCGCCGTCTCCAGCGAGTTATTAACGAAGTAGATGCCGGGGTCGTGGATGATATGGCCGCCGGGGGTGCCGATCGTGTTGACGGGCCGGAACTGGAAATTGATCCCGGTCGTGTCGGTGCCGTTGAACAGGTAGAGCTGGAACAGCGACGCCGGCGAGGATTCCGGCCCCCGGAAGGCCGACATCAGGTATTGCCCCGGCGTGTTCAATGCCGGCAGCGCCCCCTGGAGGAACGGCGGATCGGCCACATAGGTCGGCGATCCAGAGGTCGTTTGCGTGTAGCCGTTCGGGCCAAGGTCGTTGCTGTTGCTGGTCAGCGGCAGATATTCGACCAGGGCAGTCGGAGAAGCCCGGCTGATGGCGCCGGGCAGCCCGCCCGCCGCGAGATATAGAACCTCAGCATCAAACAGCGTGGTGCGCCCTGTCCAGACGCCGAGTTGCGAGAACTGACCTCCCGGGGAGACCGTGCCAAAGGCCCCGTAAGGATCCTCCATGATTGATATAGGGGCGCTGCCTGAAGCGGGAGCGCCGCCGGCCACGCTGTTCTGCCTGACCCCGTCGAGATAGGAATAATAATTCGTCCCGTCGAACCCGAACACGAAGCTATGGAAATTGGTCGTGCCATATCCAGACGCAGGAAAAGCGGCCGGAAAGATATACCCGCCGCCGCCGTTTAGGATGGTGAAGCTCGCCTTCGCTCCCGCGCCATCATCCCAGGTCATACGGACCCGGTAGGTGGCGGCCAAATTCTCCCAGGAAAACAGGGCAGAGTCCGGCGCTCCACCCGGATTGTGGGTGGCCTTATAGAGCAACGAGACGAAGAATGCGCCGGTGGGGCCGGTGATGGTCGGACTGGCAATGCGATCGGATGACGTGTTGGACTGGACAGCCATCAGGCCCTCGCCTTCGCTTCCGCCATGCGGCGCCGAATCTCGGCGGTTTCGGTGGCGATATCGACCCCATCCTTGATCGCGTCCATCACGGCGCCAGACATCGCCTCGCGCACTTCCAAGGCACGCTGCCGGCGTTCCGGCGGCGCGCTAACCGCGATACCGACCGCATGCGCCAACCGGGGCTTGTTCCGCTCCGCTAGCCATGCGCGCGAGTAGGCGACAGCGCGCTGATCCAGGCCGGGCAGCTGAAGCCGGGTCAGGTGGATCGTGTGCAACGCCTCGTCATCGCTGGCTGGCTGGGGCATCTTCGGCGCGATATCCCGCCAAAGCCGTCTGGCTGCGGGAGCGTCGATCTCCACCAAGCATCGGCGGAACTCCGCCCGCGTCGCTTCGGTGCCATGGAACAGCATGGCATCAGTCCAGCGTGGCGGCCGTGGCGGTGGTGAGAACGGGGGTGATGCCGTTGCCCAGGGTGATGTTCGGTGTCAGCGTGCCCGAGAACAGGATGGGGGTCGCGCCGCCGCCCGTCTTGCCGAACGACAGATAAGTGGCGGTGCCGCTGCCGCCGGTGCCGGCCGGGAAGCTGATCGGAGAAACCGGGCTGACGCTGTTGGCCGCGACGGTCCAGCCGCCCGACGTGCGCGCCACGTTCACCCGGGCATAGGAGGTGTATGCAACCTCACTGGTGGACATATCGCCCGCCTCGCCCGGATCGGCGGTGTGCAGCGCGCAGGCGATGGAGGACTCGGGCGAGCTCGTCGCGTTGATGGCGTAATTCGCCCATGTCGTGGCGTTGAAGATCAGTTGCAGGAGCGCGTTTTCGGTAGCGTTGCTCAGGCTCATGGCGGGGGGTCCATTCGATCGCTGGCCGGCTTACGGAGCCTGCACCATAGAGCCGCCCGGCATGGTTTCTCAATCGAGCGTTTAGAGCATCCCTGCGACGCCAAGCCCGGCTGGGTTGGGTGCCGGCAGCGCCTGGATCGTGTAGGTGATGATGGCGATGCCCTGGGCGCCGTTGCCGCCATTGCCGCCTGCCGTGCCGGCCGATCCACCGCCGCCGCCGCCAGCTCCGCCGCCGCCATACAGGCCGCCAGCGCCGCCTATGCCGCCGGTTGATGCTGCGCCGGCCGACCCGCCGCCACCGCCGCCGCCGCCGCCTCCGCCAGCGCCCGCGACGGCACCGTTGGAGGTCTGCGTGTAGTCGGCCCCCGCCCCGCCGGTCCCGCCCAGGTTGCCGTTGCCGGTTACGAGGTTCTCGCCGCCGCCACCACCGCCCAGCGTGCCCGCGCCACCGCTGGCGAGACCACCGCCAGCCCCGGCCGCATTATTGCCGCCCGCGCCGCCTAGCACGCCCACCGGCGTGGATCCGGTCGCCCCATTGGTCCCGGATGCCCCGCCGCCCGAACCGCCGCCGCCGGCCGCGCCGGTGGCGCTTGTGACCGAAGCCCCGCCGGTCCCGCCTGCGCCGCGCAAGCCGGCCGCTCCGCCCCCACCAGGGCCGCCATGCAGGGACGCGGCACCGCCTGTCGCGCCGCCCGTGCCGCCATCAGCTTTGGTCGAGCCCACCGATGCGCTGGCCAGCCCGCCAGCCGCGCCCGTGGTAGTCGTAGCCCCCGCGCCTGCCTTGGCAAGCGCGCCATCAGCAACCGTGACCGGGGCGCTGTTCGCCGCCACGGCCAGCCATGTGTCGGCACCGTTGCCGCCGCTGGTGTTCGCCGAAGCGCCGCCAGTGCCGCCGGTGCCGATGCTCAGAAACACGATCTGGTTGAGGGTCAGCGTCGCATCAGCCTGGGTGATCTGCGCGAAGGCCGCGCCGCCGCCGGCGCCCGCGCTGTTCGGGTTGCCGCCGCGCCGCCCGCCGCCGCCGCCGCCGATCGTGGCCACGGTCCATGGCGCGCCGAAGTCAGCCGGCAGGGAAAGCGTCGATGCGCCCGTGGTGGTGACGAAGATGGTCCGAGTCTGCGCGGCCGCGCCGTGCGCGCCGAACAGCAGCGCGGAGGCGAGAAGCCCCCGGATCAGGTTTCGGATCATTTGTAATGCACGTTCACGATGTAGGCGCTGGCCGCAGGTGCGGTGGTGTCGTTGTCGGCGATGCCGGTGGTGACGACATAGGTTATTCCGGTCGAATAGGCGACGCCCAGGGGCAGCTGGAAAGCCAGCCCGGTGCCGGCGGTGTTGGCCGGGATCATAAACCGGGCCAGGGGCGTGCCCGAGCCCGCAGTGGCAGAGGTCGCATTGTAGACCTTGATGTAGGCGATGGTGGCCGAGTTGTTGAAGGCGGTGATGCCGTAGAGCGTGCCGGCCGAGCCCTTCACCACGATGGCGGTGGTGTTGTTCGGGATCAGCGTGGACGAGACGCTTGCGGCGGTCGTCACGTCGGTGACGTTGAAGGCATCCGTGCCGGTGGCGACGATGTGCGCGCCCCGCGCCGTGGCCTGCGATTCGACAATCTGGCCCGTGGTCACCGTGGGCTGGGTGGTATTGAAAACCGCGCCGGTCTGGACCGGGAAGCCGGATTTCGCCGAGCCCGACGCGATCGATCCCACCACCTTGACGCCGAGGTTGCTGCCCGGGAAGCGATACCAGCCCGAACCGCTCCAAACCCAAGAGCCCATCGCGCCCATGTTGGCGCCGGTCACGTTGTCGGCGAGATTCGACGCGCTGAACTGCGCCACCATGTTGGTGCCATCGGACAGGCCGATCGCGGTTCCCGTCGTCGGGAAGGCCGCGCCATACGTGGAGCTCGTGCCGCCCCCTCCGCCCCCGCCTCCGCCGGTGGTTGCCAGGGGCGTGGTGGCATCGCAGGGCAGGTAGAGCGACCCGGCGGTGCGGCACAGCAGCACGACGCCCGAGGCGGTTTGCGACCGATTCCCCGAGTTGGCGAATTCCTCCGCCTGCGCCGGGAGCGCCAGCAGCAGCGCAAGGAAGGCGAGGCGGATCATTTTCGTCATGGTATGTAGGTTCCCCAAAGGTCGAGCTGGCATGTGACAGGCGTGCCTTGCGCCACGGACAAGCTGAAATACAGCGTTGTGTTCGTGTAGGCCGACTGGGCGCTGCTGGTCGCCCCCGCGAGGCGCCACGCGGAGTTCGCCGTATTGTTGAGGCTGGTGAAGGCTGCATTTGTCGATACGACCGAGCCGCCCTTCGCTGTGGCGGTATAGATGCCGCCGGATGCGGTGCTGCCCAGGCCCGAGCACTTGGTCAGGCTGGCCACCTGAAGCGATGCGGTGGTGGCCGTGCTTCCGAGCAGATAGCGGCCCGCCGGCAGCGTGATGGCCTGATCCGATCCGGCACCCGAAGTCGCTGCGTTCAGGTCCACCGTGGTGGTGGCGATGATGCCGTAGACGCCCGGCGGAGTGGCAGAAGGCCACGCACTGATCGGCGCGCGCTTCCACGCATTGGTGCCCGTGCACAGATAGAAATAGCTCGCGTCATAGCTGGCCGTGCCGGTCGAGCACGTATCGGTGGGCGTGCTGGGAACCGTGCCCGGCGCCAGCCGCAAGCCGCCCGCGAGGTAAAGCTTCTGCGGAACCGTGCGCTCGCCGGTCGGGATGCCGGTGGTGCGCAGCGGCGACGACAGGATGGCCGCCACGCTGGGGGTGACGCCCGACCAATCGAGCGTGTTGTCGAAGTCGTTCACCGTAAGCACGGGCTCGATGAGCGAGTCCACCACCATGCTTTCGCCGACCACGGGCGTGTAGGTGAAGCTGGCCGACGATCCCTGGAGCGCGGCCACCGTCGCCGTGCGGGTGCTGCCGACATAGCCGACGATCGTCCGCGCTTCGGTGAAGCTGGTAGTCATCGCCCGCGAGCCGAGCGCCAGGGTGGGCGGGTTCAGGACCGAGTAGGTGCCGACGCCCCCGGTGGTGCCCGTCAGCTGCGCGACGATCTTCTGCCCGCCCTTCACGCCGCTACCGGCCAGCACGGCGCCGGGCACAAGCCGGCCTGGGGTGACGCCATCCATCGCCGTGACGGTCAGCACCCCGCCCGTGTTGAGGGAGGCGGTGAACTTGGCGGGGATCTGAGCTACCAGCGCGCCGCCATTGTATTTGCTGTTCGTCGCCGAGCCGTTCAGCAGCACCACCGCCGAGGTGGTCGAGCCGGTGTCCGCGCTGGAGTTGAGGCGGTTGTCGGTGCGCGTGCCGGTGACGAGGTGGCCTGACGCGCCGAAGCCGTTCTCGATGCCGATATAGACATTGTAGCCGGCCTGCACGTTGATGCCGGTGCCCAGCGACGATCCGTGGATGCCCACCGCGCCCACGGAGATATTGCTGGGGCGCGATGCCCTGCTGGTGCCGTAGATGCCCAGGCCGCTGCCGCCCTGCTGCACCGCGACCAACCACAATTGGCCGATGAAAACGCCGGCGATGTCGTCGGTGTCGCCGGGCGACCCGATCATCACGAGATCTCCGACGCCCGCCACGCCCTGCTGTTTCTGTCCGCGCTCGACGCGCAGGTAGTCCATGATCATGGCCTTGGAACTGCTGACCTGATAGCCGTGGCTGGTCAGCGCGAAGCCTGGGCCGAAGGGGAAGACAATGTTCCCGTTGTTCACCTGGAGGTTGTTCGTCTTGGCGTTCAGGCCGACCGCATCGAACCACATGGCCGGGCGGCCAGGGATCGGGCCGGTGCCGGCAGTGCCGCACGAGGTGCAGCGGTAGTCGTTGATCAGGCTCTCGCGCAGGTAGGCGCCGGACGAATTCAGGATGGCGCCGGTGTGGATCAGCGACCCGATGTCGTTGCCGCTGATGCCGTTGAACAGCATCCCGCCTGCGAGGTCGTAGACCACGAAGCCATCGGGGATGTTGGTCGCGTTGCGGTTGCCGAACAGGGAAATGCCCTGCGCGCCCGCGCCCAGCGGGTTGGCCGAGAAGATCGTCGTTGGGCCGGCGGGGCTGATGACGCCCGAGGCGCCGAGGCCCGGCGCATAGCCGAAGATGTGCGCCCCGGTGTAGCCCTGGGTGACCGTGATCTGTGTCTGGCTGCGCCCGTCGCCCAGCAGCATCACCGGCTTGGTCATCACCGGGAGGCCGGTGCCGGTGATGCCGTAATTGCCCGAGGGGATGCGGATGATCGACCGCTTGCCCGCCGTCTGGAGCGCATTCGCCTGATTGATCGCCCGGGTGAAGGCCGCGTTGTCGTTGCTGAAATAGACGAAGCGGCCAGCCTTGGCGTAGGTGACATCCAAGGTCGCGCCGCACGCACCGGAAGGCGTGGCGCAATCGGTGGCGGTCGGATCGGTCGGGGTCACCGTGTAGGAGCCGGTGACGCTGGAATCCACCTGCCGCGCGTCCAGCCGGGCAATCGCCAGGATTATGCCGGTGGCGCCGTTGTCTGCCGTGACCGGCTCGGATGCGAGGTTGGAGGGCGCGACGGTGTAGAGCCCCCCGTTGAACAGATCCACGCTGACCAGCGCCCCGCCGCTGAACACGGCGGAGGCGATGAAGCGCATGCCCGATCCGGTCGTGCCGCGCAGGAAGGTGGCGCCGTCCACGCCGCCCGTGCCGGGGTTGACGACGGTCAGGGCGGGGGTGGTGGCGGTGTTCGGCGCGACAGCGACAGCAGCGACAGCGAAGCACCCTTGGACGGTGTAGGTGCCACCGGCAATGCACACGGTATCGCCGACCGCATAGTTGCCGGTGGTGCCGCCTACCTCGACATCGGCGCCGATATTGTAGCTCGTGCCGTTCGTGCTGGCGGTGGCGTTGCCCGATAGATCGACGCAAGAGGTGCTGACCCAGGCGGTGATCGTGCCCAGGAATGGCGTGCCGCCCAGCCCCAGCATGTCGTTGACTTCGATGGTCTTGCCCGCATCGGCCGGGCCGAAGTTCGCCGATGCGCTGCACAGGCGGTTTGTGCCGGATGTGATCACGCCATCGGCCTGCGCGATCGCGTCCCGCTTGGCGCCCAGGTCGATCACATTCAGCACGTAGTCGGGGCCGATCGTGCCGTCGCCGCTGCCCGTGGTCGATGCCGTCGAGCGGTTCGTCGTGCCGTCCACGTAGAGATTGACGGCAAACGAGGTCGGCCCCGAAACCCGGCTGGCGATGACCTTGAACACCAGCCGATCGGTGACGCCCATCGCCGCGCCGGCGGTGACGTTGCTGTAGACCGGCAGCACGGCCGGGGCAGTGCCGTTCAGGGTGGAGGGCAGCGACGTGGCGAGCACGGTTTCGGTGCCGTCGCCCTCGCGCTTGCGGGTTTCGACCACGATGCTGGCGACGCCCGCGCCATCGCTGACCGTGGCGTAGAGCTGGTGCACCGGAACGCCGGGCGGATAGGCGTTTGCCCCAGGATCGCCGGGGGCGGTGACGAAGTTGGCGACGGTGAAGGGGCCGGTGCCGGTCAGCGTGGCCGACAGGGCGGTTTCCGACAGGCCGCTGGCGGCCCGGCTGGCGGTCAGATAGGTGGCGATGCCCGAGGCATCAGGCGCGGCCGACAGGTAGAGCGTGGTTTCGGGCGGTCCAGTGAGCCCGTAGGCGCTGGACAGGTGCACGCCGCGCCCAGGCGGGCCGCCTATGGCCGTGCTGGAGCCCACGGCGGCGCTGGCGCCCGGGTTGGCCAGCAGCGTGCCCGCGCTCAGCTGCGGCGCCGCAGCCTGCAAGGCCGCCATCGTCGCCAGCTGGGTGGTGTTCGTGCCAACCGAGGCGGTGGGCGCCGTGGGAATGCCCGTGAAGTGGGGCGAGTTCAGCGGCGCGCCGCCGCCCCCGCCGCCGCCATTGGCCAGCACGAAGGCGGTGGTGGCGATCTGGTCGGTATCCGTGCCCGGATCGGCAGTCGGCGCGGTGGGGACTCCAGTGAGCCCAGGCGAGGCAAGCGGTGCATATCCGGCACCGGCCACGAAAGCGGTGGTCGCCAGCTGCGTCGTGTTCGTGCCCGGGGCGGCGGTCGGCGCGGTGGGGGTGCCGCTGAAGGCCGGGCTGTCGATTGGCGCGAAGCCGGCCACGACATAGCCGGTGACGAAGGCCGTGGTGGCGATTTGCGCGGTGCTGGTGCCCGGCGCAGCCGTGGGGGCGGTAGGCGTGCCGGTAAAGGCTGGGTCGGCCTTGGGCGCAAAGCTGGTGGCCACGAAGTTGGTGGTGGCGACGGCATTGCTGTTTGTGCCCACAGCCACGGTCGGGCCGGTCAGCGTGCCGGTGAAGGTGCCCGTCAGGAAGGTGGCCGACGTGCCGGCCAGTGCCCCCGTCAGCGTGCCGCCGGTCAGCGACAGATGCAGCGCGCCGGACGCGGTGATCTGCCCGATGATGTAGGTGTTGCTGTTGTTCAGGTCCGCCGCCGCGAGGCAGCCCGGGTGGAACACCCCGCCGGTAAAGTTCGGCTGCGAGCACGCGACGGGAATCGACTGCGCGGCCGCCGGCGCCGCGAGACCGATCAGCGCGGCAGCGGCGAGGATCAGGCGGCGGATCATGTGGAGTATCCTTCGATGATGATGCGCCCAGGACGGCCGGCGCCGCCCGCGAGCGCGCCCGTGTTCTCGTAGGCGATAGAGCCCGAGCCCCCGGAGCCCGCCCCGGTGGCCGCCACGCCCGCGCCGATATCAACCGATGATCCGCCAGCGCCCCACATGCTGTCCGCCCCCTTGCCCGAGTAGCCGCCGACCGTGAGGCCAAGCACGACGCCCACCAGCCCGGCATTTCCGGGGGACAGCATCAGGACGGTAGCCCCCGAGGTCGTGGGCGCGCCGCCGCCACCGCCGGCCGCGCCGTTGCGCGGCGGGGCCGTCAGCAAGCCCACGCTGCCGCCTTGTCCGCCCAGGCATACAAGGTTGCTGCCGAAGCTCGTATTGCCGCCGTTGCCGCCCACAAGGCCGGTGGCCGGCGTGCCGGCCGCGCCGATGGTGATGGTCGTGCCGTTGAAGTTGCCGACCAGGATGATTTCGCCGATCGAACCCGAGCCCGCACCGCCGCCCACCGCCACCTGCCCCGATCCGGTCACCGGGGTGCCGCCGCCCGCGCCGCCGCCGGCGATCCCACGGATGCGCAGCATGTTCACCCCGAAGGCTTGGGTGTAGGCGATTGAGCCGGGCGTGCCGAAGGATTGCACGTCGATCAGCCGCCCCTGGGTCAGATTGAACCAGTTGGTGGGGGTGACATCAGGATCGGCCGCGTTGGCGTCCACCTTCGACAGCCACATGCGCCCGAGCACGCCGCTTTGCAGCAGCGCATATTGCGGATATCCGCCTATCGACGTGCTGAAGGTGCCATCGCGGAAGATCGGCCCGCCCGCCTTCTGCCACTGTGCCCATGCGGAAAGCTCATAGAGGATGCCGTTCACGTCCTGGCCGAATGGGGGCACGCCGCCGCCGGCCAGCGGGATCCAGTTGAGCGGCGGAAAACCCGTCTCCAGGCTGGCCGCGCCGTCGATGATCCCGACCTGAGACGCTTCAGGAATCGGCCGAATGTAGGTGCCCGGCGTGGCATTCTCGCCGAACTTGATGGGAAAGGATGCGGGGACGTCACCAGAGTCCATCAGATTATCTCCACAGTGGACGAGACGCCCGCCGGGCGAGGAAGCACGCCCGAGTTGACGACAATCGAAACTTCAACCGGGGTGAGGTCGAATTCGAAGTGATAGGTCATGGTCATGTCGTGATTGTCTTTGACGTAGCAGATGCCGCGATCTGGAAAGAGCGTGTTCAGGACTGTATTTATGGCCGGCACCGAACAGTCGCAGATATTGGCCAGCGCCTTTGCTATGATCAGCACACGATAGCCGGAATCGGACAGCGCGTAGTTTGCCGTGGCGCTACCGCCGCCGAAGAATGGCGCCTGATTGAAGCCCATCAGCGACGGGTCGGCGGCTTCCTCGAAACCGAGATATTCGCCCGATGCGATCGACAGCACCCGGCCGACGCCGACGATGCGGCCCCACACGTCGAGCCCGAACCCCTGCGCGGTCTGGAGGTTCATAACGAGGTCGAAGAATGCGTCGATGTTCACCTTGGGGTCGATGTGGTCATTCAGGTTGGCCACCAGCTGCCGCAGCGACGGGCTGTTGGCGTATTGGCTGATGACGGTCTGTTCCGGGTTCTGCATCACTCAATCACCAGCGACACGTCGAGCGGCGAGACGGTCGGCACCTGATCAATGCGGGTCACCACCACGTCGAGCGACGTATAGGCGGTGATGGCTGTGCTGCCCGCCGTCTGGCTGGGCTGGATCGTGTAGGTGCCGATGCCCCCAACCGTGCCGCCGGTCTGAAGGGTGATGATGGTGCCCGGCAGAATTCCCGTGCCGCTGATAGGCTGCCCCGGGGCCAGCGCACCCGACGACACCGCGCTCACGGTCAGCACCGTGCCAGATATGGAGCCGGTGACCACCGCATTGACCGAATTGCCGCTCAGGTGGACCGACAAAATCTGCGCCCAGGGACCAAGCGCCAGGATGGGGGCGTAGAAGCGCGAGGCATAGATCGGGAAGCCGATTTGCGCACGCGGGCCGCCGTCGCCGCCGGCAAAGGCATTGACGATCGCCGCCTGGATCAGCGCCGCCGCATTCGACGGGATGCCGGCATTGTTGCGCAGCCGCACGACAAAGCGCACCGTCAGCGGCGTGGGCCGCGTGAAGGTCACGCTGTAGGGCACGCCCGGCAGCGGGTAGCTCGGGCTGGTATCGTAGACCGTAACCGTCGTGTTGCCCTGGTAGGCGGAGCCGGGGGGCTTCTTGCGCCAGATCGCCGATGCCACATCGAAATCGGTGCCGCCGGACGCCGCCACGAAGATGCTCTTGGGGTCGAGGGTGACGCCGCCGGTCACCAGCGGCGAGGCCGTGGGGTTCTCGGTGGTGTAGGCGTCGAGCACGTTGTCTACGGCCAGCACTTCACCTTGGATCGCGCCGAGTATGCCCACCGCGTTTTTCGCCACCGATAGGGTGCGGCGGTTTTCGAAGTCGTTCCGGTTCTCCACGACATTGCCCAGCACGCCGTCGAGCGGGTTGGTGATCGTGTCCCACCCGGCCTGCTGCTGATAGATGCGGGTCAGGGAGCCGGCCGGGCAGGCGATCGGCCCGGTTTCCGTGCACGCGAAATCGAGCGTGATGGTGCCGGCGCCGCCGATCGTGCCGCCATTGGTCGCCGCGAACAGATCGCCCTGGGTGGACTGCGCCAGCGCACCGGGCGCGATGATGGTCCCGTTCAGCCCGCTGCACAGCCCCTGCACGACGGTGGGCTCGGCCGGGTTGCGGTAGATGAAGTAGATTTCTGCCAGCGCGTCCTGGTAGCGGCCCTCACTCGTGGCCGGATCGAACATATTGGTCAGGTAGACAAACTGGTCATTCTTGCGGCCGATGATCACCGCTTCGCTGGTGGCCAGCTGGCCCTGGGGCGTGTCCAGCGCGGGGTTCATATCCCCGCCCATGGCTGCATTCCAATCCGCCTGCACGCCCGCGAGGATTTCCGGTTCGCTGGGTGCCACGAAGCCCAGGGGGCCAAACTGCGGCTCGGGAACGCTGCTGCCGCTCATGCACGCCTCCTGGTGGTGTCGTCGTCCCGGCTAGATTACGCCCACCCCTGCCGCCGCTCCAAACCCCGCGATCAGACGGGCGCCGTCCTGGGTGATCACCTGCACCTGTCCCGATAGCGCCCGGCCGTCCAGCGAATCAAGGAAACACTGCGCAGCCACCACGGTGGGCACGCGCTGCGCGGCGGAAATGAACTGAGCCTTGACGTATTGCATGGTCGTCTGCTGGCCCAGGATGCCTTCCCAGTAGGGCACGCCCGGCGCGGTATCGAACCACAACTCCCCTTTGAACAGGCGGATGGCCGAGGCCACGTCCTGCGCCACCTGATAGGGCGCTTCGGCGATCGCGAGGTTGCCCGATGCGTCCAGGCAGATGTCCCACTTGTCGCGGGTCAGCAGCAGCGTTTTCATCAGGTGCCTCCGGTCGGCGGGTTGACGGGCACCTCGGCGTCGCCGTGGCCATCGTTGCCCTGGGTATGCGTGTGGGTGGCCACGCCCACCTGTCCGCCGGTGCCATAGCGCGCATAGATGTCGCCGGTCACCCGCATTTCGCCCGTGAGCTCGGCCACCGGCGCCTCGATGCGCACCTTGGTGGGGCTGTGCAGCACGATGCCGCCGGGGGTGAAGTGGACATACTGCGTCGGGGCGCCACCCTGCCACACGCCGAAATAGATGGCGTCCTGCATGTCGTTCCTGCGCCGCGTGCCGGGGTTCGCCTGCTCGCCGCCAGCGGCCTTCACCGCCGATATGTCGCGATCGCAGAACACCAGCAGCCCCTTGTCGCCCACCTGGGGGTCGATGATCACCGCGTTGGCGCCGCCCTGGAGCCGGAAATACGGCACGTCCTGGATCTCGCCATGGGGCACGGCCGTGCCGGTGGCGTCCAGCTGGTTGACGGTCGGGTGCACGGCCACCCTGCCCACGGGGCCGACGCCGCCGCCGGCCACCTTGGTGACGACGCACAGGGTGGCAGAGTTCGCCCGCGCCAGCACTTCCTGCATGGCCGCCTGCTGGTCGGCCCAGGCGTCCATCTGCTCGCCGAAGGCTGGCATCAGTTGCGATCCATCACGGAGACTGTGCCCATGCGGTAAGCCTCGCATTCGGTGAACCACGCACCGTTCGGCTTCTCCGATTCCAGAACGTGCACCACCTTGCGCACCACCCATTCGCCCTGCGCCGGCTGAAGGTCGGTTTCGACGTTCACCTTGCCCGCGTAGACGATCGACGGGTTGTATTGCATCTTCAAGGCGCACCCCTGCTGGGTGAAGGCGGGATAGGCCAGCATGCCCGTGGCGCGGGATATGACCGGGATTTTGGTGTTGCGCGCGCCGCCCTTGGGGAAGATGACCAGGGTGTTTTCGCTCTCCAGCACCTGCCCGTCGATGTTGGCGTGCTGGATCACCGCCTTGATCTGTTCAAGCAGGGAGCCGGGGAAGTAGCTGGTGGGCAGCATCACGCCCTGCACGCCGTTGTTCTCGAATGCCAGTCCAGCCTGCTTGGCCAGCCCCGCCAGGATCGTCACCACGTCGATGGGGCCGATATAGCTCAGCGGGATAGACGCAATCCCCGCAAGGTCCACCCCTGACCATGCGACGATCGTCACGCCCACGTCGGGCATGGCGTCAGTCTCCACCCACGCCTCGCCCAGCGTGCCCTGAAACACCAGCCCCATGCCGCTGGCATCGTCGCCTGCCTCGACCCTGATCTTGTCCCGGCGCACGCGCAGGTCCATTAGGCCGATTGTGGATAGCCGGTTCACTAGCGACATGCTCAGCCCGTAAACCCGCACTTGCGCGCCCGGCATCATGTTCCACCCTTGCACCTGGATGGCCGCAGTGACGCGCAAATCCTCTACGGTCACCGTCTCGTATTCCTTCGGCGGCAACTCGGTATCAGGCCCCTTGGCGAATAGGAACGTCAGGGTGATCCGCTTGCGGGTATAGGTGGCGGTCATCGGGCACCATAGCTGTTATTCGCCACCTGGGGCGAGGCGCCGCCCATGGTCCGCTTTACCTCCTGCGCAACCTCAATCGGGCTGCTGGCGCGGGTGTTCACCGTGATGCTGCCCACATTGGTGGTCTGGCTGGAGTTGTTGTTGGCGACGTTGCCCAAGGGGCCGCTGCCCATCAGCGCGGGATCAATCGGCGGAGGCATCGGGCGCGGCGAAGCGAAGCGGCGCAGGTAGTTTTCCGATGCTGGCGAATTCAACCGCTTCGCGCGATCTTCGGCGCCCGGGATGCCGAATTCATCCAGCACCACGTTGCCCGCCTGGGTCGCCGTGCGGGCGTTGCGCAGGCTTTGTCCCGCGCCCGCATGGGTGTTGTTGAGCTCCCATTGCATGAAGGCAAGCTGCTCGCGAAACAGCTGATCCTCGGGGATGGTGGGATCGTCCTGCTTGTGCCCATACATGCTGACGAATTTCCTGATGCGCGGCCCGCGCCACTGCCCCATGCCGCGCGCGCCGTCGCCGCCGCCAGCCGGGTTGTAGGTGCGCGGCCGAAACCCGCTTTCCTCCTTCAGATAGGTCAGGATGCCGGCGGTCTGTTCTTCGCTCCAGCCCTGCGATCGGAAATAGTCGTGCGCAGTCCGCTCGCGGTCGGTGACGGGGCCTGTCGGCAGGGATGCACCCGATGGCATGGCGCTGCCCGCAGGCCCTCCCGGGGCGCCTGCCCTGGGTGGCGCGGGAGATCCCGTGATCCAGCCCCAAAACCGCTTCAGCTTGCCCAGGGGGTCGGTGCGGGTTTCCTCCAGCCCTTCGCCCAGCGCCGAGCCCACGCTGGCGGCGCCTCCCGTGATCGCTTCCTTGATCGCGTCCCGGTTGGCGCGCAGCCATTGCGCCGGGGAGAAGTTCACCACCTCGCGCAGCCACGCCAGAAACTTGGTGAGCTCGCCCTTGCTGGCGGTCAGCAGCAGCATCGACTCGTCAAGCTCTTTGATCATCTTGGTGACCTGGGGGGCAATCAGCGCGAGCCCTTCGCGCGCTGCCGATTCCGCCGTGGTCTGCAAGCCGATCAGCGCGCTGTTCAAGTTCTGGAATGTCTTGGCCTGATCCTCGGTCACCGTGCCGCGCGAGGTCTGCGCGGATAGCGCCGACCGCACCGCATCCGGGCCTTGCAACAGCAGGTTGCGCATGCCCGGCGGCAGCTGGCCGAGCTCCGCCATGCGCAGGTTGGCCTGGGCCGGGCTCATGCCCTGCATGACGGTGGCGGCTTCGATCATCACCTCGGTGAAGGTCTTGAAGCCGCCGGTGGATTTTTGCAGGCCGATGTTCAGGCTGGCGAAAAACGGGGTGATGCTCGACTGCATCCCCATCTTCATCCGCTCGAATTCCATCGACAGCCGCTCGATCGTGCCGACCGCTTCCTCTCCCGTGCCGCCGCCGAACTGCTTGACGGCGCCGGCCCATGCGGAGAGCTCAGCCGTGGTGACGCCGATTCCGCGCGCGAGGTAGCCGGTAGCAGCTGCCGCCGCCATGGTCTGTCCAGCGAAAGCCTGGAGCCCGCGCCCAGCCAGAAGCACCGCGAACAGCCCCACCGCCTGATTGCGGATTGACGAGAAGAACGTCCCCGCCTGCTTGCCGCGCGACTCCAGTTCTATCGCCGTTTCGCGCGCGTCGTTGCGGGTGTCGCGCTGATAGTTCCGGCCAACCTTGCCCGCCTCGTCCACCCGCTTCATGCCAAGGGTGGCTTCGCCGCTGATGTTCTTCAGGGCGGCCTTGGCCATTTCCAGGCCCTTGGTGAACCCGTCCGTGTTCAGCGCAAGGTTGACGACGAGAGTGTCAATGGTGGCCATCAGCCGTTCCTCCGCTCATTTGCTCGGCGCTGGTTTTCGGCATTCACCGCCGCGATTTCCACCAGCATGTAGAGGTCGCGCGCGCCAAGCACGGTGGACAGATCGACCAGCGATGTGCCCCCATTTATGGCGACGTGGATGGCGCGGGGGACATTGGCGCACCAAGCCCATTCGACGCGATCACCGCCGCCGCCGCCAAAGCTGAGAGGGCGACGGCTATCGAAAAACCCAGGTGGAGCTCCATCACCGCCTTCCGCAGTTCGATTCGGGTGCGGACTTCCTCGATATCGCTTTCGATCAGCGGCCTTGGGTGCGGCCGGGCAGGATCGGGAATCACCTGCACGCATGCCATCATGTCCGCCAGCAGCGGCCGGGCGATGTCGATGGGGATAGAACCCAGCGTCTTCACGCCAAGAGCGGCGATGCCGGCAAGCCCGTTTTCGTCCATGCCGACTGGGATTTCTACGCCCGATGCCGACAGCGCGGCGAAGGCGCGATAGGCCCAGTCCTCCGCAGCGGTAGCTGCCATTTCGGTCAGAAAGAACTGCTTGCCCTCGTCTCGCCCGGGCGATTTGACGGTATAGGTTTCGGTGCGGCGCGCCATGCGTGGGTGTCCTTACGGTGGGTCGGTAGCCTCCAGATACACCAGAAGCCATCGGCTGTTCAGCCCGGTGTAATAGGGGTCGTCGGTGCCCTGGGTGTCGATGAACATCAGATTGCCCCGGAAGGGCAGGTAGCGGCCGCGCACGAGCCGGTTGCGGTCCTGGCAAATCTGGCCGCCGACAATCAGCGCGTCATCCACGTAGAGGTTCAGGAACATGCCGGTGGACTTCTGGCCGATGTCGATGCGGCACCCCTGCTGGTCGAGCACCACGCGGAAGGTCTGGCTGGGGAACGCCTGGGTGGGGATGATCAGCATCAGCCCTGCCCCACACCCGATGGCGCTGCCGCAGCCTGCTGCACGGCCGTGCTCGCCGGCGTCGCCTGCACCTGCCCGCCGTCTACCGTGCCCGCCGCGCCGGGCGCCTTCACGTCGGTATATTTGGCGCTGATCGTCTCGCGCACTTCCTCCATCCAGACATCGACCATCAGCAGCGTGGCGCCGTGCGCGCCCGATCGGTCATAGTCGAAATGCACGATGTTGCCGTTGGGGTAAGACGCCTCCGGGGTCAGCAGCGTGAACAGGTCCAGGGACGCCGCCGCAGCCTTCACCGACGCGAGGAAGGCCGTCCGCTTGCCGGCTTGCGTCATGCCCACCAGGGAGCCCAGGAAGCCCAGGCTGCCCACGCCCGGGATCACGTCTCCCTCCGTCGCCAGCGTCACCTTGGCCGACCACGGCACCTGGACCTTGTTGTAGGATTCGAAGCTGCCGCGCTCCACGGGGTAATCGCTGATGCGATAATCCTGCTTGAACTCGACGCGCATCACATTGGAGCCGGGGAAGGGGTTCTGCCCGCCCTCGTCAACGATGCCCCACTCGGAAGGCAGGAACAGCCGCAGCACCTGGATGCCATCGGCGACCAGGAGATTGATGGAGCCCAACGACGAAAACGCCCCGGCGCGCTTGACTGGCGGCACGCCGGGGTCGTCGGGAACGTCGGGGAACTCGGGGACGGGCGTATCAGGCAACGCCATCGGGCTGCCTTACAGGCGGGCGGGAAGCACGCGCTCCCAGGTGATTTCGAACCGGCGCGGCTGGAGGATCTTCTTCACGTCCGGCATGGGCGGGTAGCTGGTCAGGAAGCCCCGGATCAGCGCAATGGTCGTTCCCACCGCCGGCAGGATGATGTTGCCGAAGGCCGGGTAAGCCTCGCGCTGCGCCTCCTGGGTCTGCACCCATTCATCGAACAGGAAGTTGGATTCGCTGTCCGCCTGGAGGGTGTAGGTCTGCACCTTCTCTGTCGCCACCCAGCCGCCCGACAGGCGCCCGTCAACGCCCATGCGCGTCTCGACGGACTTCACCGCCGCCGTGGCCAGCACGTCGTCTACGTCGAAGCCGTGCAGCTGGACGGGCACGTTGAAGATGCCCACCACGCCCAGGGTGATGACCGAATTCGCGCCGGTGAGAGTTGCCATTTTGCGCGCTCCTTACTGGACGTTGATCGACGTGAGGTCGATCTTCTGCACGCTTTGCCCATCGGTATACCAGAGGGTGCTTGGCGGCGATTCGCGCGCCGCGCGCACCTGGGCGGTGGCGTCCTTGATCTGGAGCACCCAGCCGACCGTGGACAGCGTGCTGCTGATCTTCACGCCGGCCGCGTTGTTCACCTGCTGGGCCTGTAGCTCGGACAGCGGCACGCCAGCCCGGATCACCCCGTTGTTCAGGCCGGCGGTGATCGGGTCCATGCAGGCCGCCCGGATCAGCCCATAGCCGTCCTGATTGTAGGGGATGGATTTCGTGCCGGTCAGAAGCACCATCAGCGCCAGCTGCAAGGCGTTGTTCAGCCAGATTTGGTTGATGAAGCTGTCGGCCCACTTGAACGAACCGCTGATGCTGCCTGGATACATGAACTGGAAGCGGTCGTTGGCCGTGGCCGACGCGCCGTAATAATTGTAGCCGTTGGCGATGAGGTTCTGTGCCTTCTGAAGATCGGTCACCGCCGGGGTCAGGCCCGACAGCCCCTTGAAGGCGAGGGTGGCGCGGCCGTTCGTCTCGGCGAAATCGACGCTGGCGGCCCAGCCCATGATCATGGCGTCGTGGTAGAGCGGCGCGCTTGCCGCCGGCTGCCAGTCCAGGATCGTGCCATCGTAGCCGGCCGCGACCAGGGCGTAGCCGTAGCTGCTGGTGGCCGGCACGGTGACGGTGGGGGCCGCGTCGTTGTCATCCACCGGCACGTAGGCGAACCGCTTATTGCGACCGTTCGTCCACGCGCTGAAGGCCAGCTTCACGCTGAAGCCGCTGGCATCGGGATCGGTGACGTTGCCGAACAGCGCCCAGTTCTGCGTCGTGTTGGCGACGGCGTTCATCATGCCGGCGGGCGTGTTGGCCGCCGCGCCCTGGCTCAGCACCGCCCCGGTGGCTTCGGTGAGCCCGAGCGCGGCGGCAGCGGTGTTGCTGGCGAAGGTGATCGTGGAGGCGGGTCCGGTCGTGTCGGAAATCACCACCAGCCCGCCAGTGATCGAATCGTAGGTGACCACCGGGATGGAGGCGGTCAGCGTGGTGGACGCGGCGGCGGCGTTGCTGCCGACGATGTAATTGCCGATGCCGCCCGCCGTGCCGCTGGCCTGCGACGCGATGAAGGTATTGGCCGGAATGCTGGTGCCGTCGATCGCCTGACCGACCGCGAGCGTGCCGCTGGTGATGGCGGTGACCTTCAGGATGTTGCCCGCGACCGTCATGGCGACGCTCGAGAGGGTCTGCGAAATGCTGACCGCATAGGTGCCGATGCCGCCGGTCGTGCCCGTCAGCTGGCTGGTGATCCGCGTGTTCGCGGTGACGCCGACGCCGGTGATGACGCCTGGGCCGACCACGCCGTAGGCAACCGCCGTCACCGTCAGCACGGTGCCTGCAAGCGAGCCGGTGAAGCTGGCGCCCTGGGTGCCCGTCACAACCGCCTGGACCGGCCCCAGCAGGCCCAGGGCCGTGCTGATGAACTGCGCCATGCTGGACAGCGAGGTCGAATCGGTGAAGTCGATGCCGGCGGTGGTCGTGGTCGTGCCGTTGACGGTGACGGTCAGTTCCGAACCGGCCAGCGCCTGGATTTCGGCCACGGTCAGGCTGGAGATATCGCCGCCGCGCAGGTAGGCGCCCACCGCCGCCTGATTGAACTGGGCGAACAGGAGATTGCCCGGGCGCTTATTGCTGTTGGTGAAGCCGCTGAAGTAGACCAGCGCCTTCGCGTATTCCACCGAGGTTGGGCCGAAATAGTCGGCGACGGCATCCGCATCGGCGAAGCCGGGGACGGCGCCGAGCGGCACGCGGGTGTTCTCCGTCAGAAACAGCCCGTTGAGCGTCAGCTGGCTGCCGCCGCCCGACAGCACGTTGGGCGTGACGTTGACGATCTGAGAAGCCGGGATCGAATTGATGGTGGCGCTCATGGTGCGGCTCCTGGGAGGTGCGATCGGTTATAGTCAGAAATCCGCAGCCCGCGAAATGTCCATTGAGAGGCGTGGACCAATTTGTATAATGCCGACTTCAGCACAGGACGGCACGCGTGAAGGTCTGCAAGGACTGCCGGGAGACGAAAGAGGCGACCCACTTTTCCTCGCACCCGTCCACCAAGGACAGGCTGGCAATCGCCTGCAAGCCATGCCAGCGCGCCCGCAGCGCGGCTTGGTATCAGAAGAACCGAGAGCGGGTTCTTGAGCGCACGGCGCAATGGGGTCGCGATAATATCGAAAAGCGGCGTGAAATCGGGCGAAAGAGCAACCGGGCTACAATTTCCACCAGAAGGGCTTGGTATACCGCGAACCCCGACAAGGTGCGCGCGATCGCCCGCGTGACGCGCGCCAAGAATATCGAAAAATGTCGCGCGCGGGTCCGCGTCAACACCAAGCGGTATCGGGCTCAGCGGCTGCGCAAGCCGGCCAGATGGGCGTGCCTGAAAGCTATCGCAGCGATATATGCGCAAGCCGCCGCCCGATCGCTTGAGACGGGAATCCCCCACGACGTTGATCATATCGTCCCGGTGCGCGGCAAAGGCGTTTGCGGTCTGCACTGCGAAAGCAACCTCCAAATTCTTCCCGCTTCCGAAAATCGGGTTAAGGGCAACCGATTCTGGCCGGATATGTTTTAAGGCGGATACCTTTCGTCCACTTCGATCAGGCCAATCTCAACCGCACCAGCAAACTGCTGCGGCGCTGTCACGGTCAGGTTCGCTTGGAGCACCGCGTCGAGCGTCCAGCGGTTGTCCGTCTGATCCTCGCCCGTGCGGAAGCCCATCTGGTGCGGGTCGCTGGTGTAGAGCGGCACGACGCCCAGGCCATTCTGCGCCATCAGATCGCACCCGTAGGCGCTGCGCAGCACGGTGCTGATGCGCTGCGCGTAGTCGGGGCTTTCGGGGCCGTGCGCGTCCAGCTGGATCGTGACCTCGGTGGGCTGCATCATGGCCACGCCCCCGGCAAAGATCAGCCCTTGGGCCACCGTCTGCGCGGGCGCGATGCGGTAGAGCTCGGCGCCGGGCGGGCCGCCCAGGGCCGCCACGATGCTGCTGTAGGCCGCCACGCCGTCGCCGGCCAGCGCGGTGCCTGCCGACACGGCGCCGTCCAGCACGGCCGTGACGGTCAGCACGTCGCCCGTAATCGAGCCCTCCAGCACCGCCTCGCCGTAGCGCGTGACGTTGGTCGCCAGCCGGATCCGGCTGATGGGGGTCATCACCACGTAGGTGGGGCCGACAGGCGAGGGGACGCGGTTCACCTGCCCCAGCACGATGCCCGCATTGGCGGGGAGGATTTGCCGCAGCGCGCCGCCGAGCGTGGCGATGATCGCGCTTTCGGTGATGTCCAGCGCCGTTGCCATCAGGGCGTGCCCAGGATGAAAAAGCCCTCGTCAACGGGCAGCACAGCCTGGGCCATCTGCTGGGTGACAGCGATCTTGGACCACGCCTCGGGCGTGCCGATGCGCCAGCTCTCCAGCGCGTGCACCACCAGCCAGAAGTTGCCTTCGGGGTCGATGACGAGATCTCCGCCGCGCTGGTCGGGGCGGATCACGCCGGCCCAGTAGCCGTTCAGGTAGATCGCGCGCCGCACGCCCTGGATGTTCAGGCTGTCGAGCATTTTCAGTTCGTCATAGGTCAGGCTTTGGATTTGGCACGGCATCACCTCGGGCGTGCCGTAGCGCGGCACCGGGGTGAAATCGTCGCGCACATAGACGCCCGCCGACCGCTGAAGCATGCACTCCACCGGCGGGTTGACGGTGCCGATCGCGCCCTGAACGATTTGGTGCAGGTTCACGGATCAGCTGACTTGGTAATCGACGCGATTGGCCATCTGCCCGCTCCATACCAGCGGCTTGGTAGAGGCATCGCCGGGGCTTTCGCCCTTCGCCACCCGGCGCCGAGCCTCCAGCACCATGTCGAAGGTGACAGGCGCGTCCACCTTGCCCTTGCGCATGTGGCGCAGCATCACGGTGACCGGGGACAGCTTGGGCGCTTGCAGGGCGAAGATCGACGCCTGAACCTGATTCTGGATGTTATATCCGACCTGGGCCAGCGCCATCTTGGCGTCGAAATTCGTATTGACCAGGGCGGTGGCCATGTTGTCGCCCCACTCGCCCTTGTGCTTGGCGATGGCCTGCCGAAAGAACGGCCGGGGCGGGATGCCCTTCGCCGGCGCGCCGAATTCCTGGATGGCGGCCACCATGGGGATGGACGCTCCGCCCGGATATTTCGCGTTTTCGATGAAGCCGACCTGGACGGACTTGGCGTTGGTGATGCGCGCCTGGAGCTCCGTCAGGTGCGCCACCATCGCTTCGCCACCGGTGAGGGCCGTCGTTCGGTCGATGGTCGCTTCAGCCATCGGATACGGTTTCCGGTAGATCCATCAGCTTGTCCGCGATGTAGGTGGACAGGATGGCCGCAGCCGCTTGCAACACTTCCTTGGGCCATTTGCCCGCCATGGTGGCCGCTTGGATGCGCTCGATGCTTCCCCAGCCTTCAGGAACCGCCGTCAGGTCGGCGCCCATCGCCACCACCGCCTTCATCGCGGCCCGCGCGGCGCGCAGCTTCGCCACGCCATCATCGCCCAGGTCGATGATGTGCTGCTGGAGGCCGAAGACTTCCTCTTTCGTGTCCATGCGCTCAAGGCGGAATACCAGCTTGAAACGGTCAGCCATGGTGGGTGTCCTTTGCTCGCACTACCAGCGGCCCCCGCCCCAGGGTCCGAAGCCGTAGCCGTAGCCGCGCCGGAATGGCGGGAACACGCGGGGCGGGGCGGCTACGTATTGAAAGGTCCGGTATTGCGCCGTCGCCTGCCAGTAGAGCGCGCCGTAGGGGGTCTGGAGGAACCAGCTGGCCGCCTCGGGCGCGGCATAGTCGGAGGATACCGTCACGCTGCCCTGGGTGGCGCTGCTGATGCGGCCGACCAGCCCGCCGGATGCGCCGGCCTGAAACAGCGTGCCGATGTGGGCGGTCAGGAGGTTGAGCAGGAAGGTGCGCTCAGGGATCGCCTGCACCCAACTGACATCGGTGTTGTTGAGGATTACCTCGGCGCCCTTGAACCACTCGCCAGCCACGACCGGCCCCTGGGCAGCAAGCTGCGGGTAGACCAGCGCCCAGGTCGCAAAGTCGAATACGACAACGGCCATCCCACCCCGCCCAGCCTATGCGGCCGCAGTGTCGCGCACGAGGCCGTATTTCTTGCCCTCAGCATCAGCGTCAAGCCGCTCATGGCCCGACAGCCGCTCCACGTTCGCCGCCGCCGCGTCGATCACGCGCTGCTTGTTCTCGTGCGCAAAGATCAGGCCAGCCTTGATCGGCCCCCATTCGGCATAGTCGCGCGTGAACTTGTCCCAAAAGGCTTTCGACACGCCTTCGGTCAGCGCGTAGCCGCCCGACATCTGCGCGCGCGGCGCCTCATTCATCGCGAGGCCACACCCCTTGATGAACACTTCCTTGCCGTTCTGCCGGGCCACCTTGACCAGCCGCGTGCCGCCGCCCATCACCGGCTCGTATTCGTCAGCCCAGTCGTAGTCCATCAGGCGAAAGCCCGCCGGGTGCTTGCAGGCGACGGTGACGGTCGCTTCGCCGGTGACCGGCTTGGCCAGCAGGTGCGCCAGCGCGCCCTTGACCAGCGCCGGCCGCTTCTGCCCGGCGGTCGGGGGCGTGGGAAGCCCCCCGACAACCGGGGCTTCGCTCTCGTCAGTCGGTGACTTGGCCATGGATCAGATACCCACCATCGACGCCACGGCATAGGGCTGCATGTAGACCGCGCCCCAGGTGCCTTGGCTGAACTTCTGCTCATAGCAGGAGAGTCCCGACACGAGCCGGCCGACGCGCAGCTTGGCATTGTAGGCCAGGATGCCCGTCTTCTGCCCGGCCACGTTGTCGGCGAACAGCTGCATGAAGTTCCCGCCCACGTAGCCGTAGCCGTTCGCCGCCGACTGCGCGCCATACTGCGGCGCGGTGACGATCTTCAGGTTGGGGAAGTTCTCCTTCAGCAGCGCCTTGACGGTCACGCCATAGATATTGGCGAACAGCAGGGCGACCGACATATTGCTGGAGAGGGCCAGCGTCATCGGCGACTGCATGTCGATGGTCGAGCCCGACTGCGCCACCAGGATGCCGATCAGCACCATGATGTCGTTATAGACCTCATTCGGGGTCGCGTTCGGCGCGCCGCCGGCGGTGAACCACGTCACGCCGCCGGCCACCTTGGGGGTGGGGGCGACGGCGGCGGACAGGCCGGGATCGTTGAAGATGCCGTAGTTGGCCAGTCCCGCGATGCCGAAGAAATAGGCGTTGTTCTGGAAGATGTTCAGCCGCGAGACGGCCGAGCCCTTCTGTTCCGACGCCCAGTTGAGCTTGGCATTGCCGGCCCGCTCCGCCTCCAGGTCGCCGTATTTGACGATCGCCTGATAGCGGTATGCCTGCCGCTGGGGCCAGTTCGCGTTGACGTTGACCATTCCGTTGTTCGAATAGTCGCCGTAGCTCGACACCTCGCCGACGTATTCGATGACGTTGAACATCACCGTGTCGTCGGTCCAGGAACCGCGCGCTTCCTCGCCGAAGATCTCCGCCGCGTTCAGCGGCTGGAAAACGATCCGCACTACCTTTGGGTCGATGACCGTGGTCAGGTAGCTGGGGAAGCCGGCGTTGGGCGCGGTGATCAGCTGCGGCTGCGCATCCATCGCCAGCGCGAAGTTACGCTCCGTGCCGTCGATCAGGTAGCTGTCGGCATGCTCGCCGAAGTCCACGCCGCGCGCGGCAAACATGCCCTGATGCGCGCGGAATAGATCGCGCGCCTGGGCGGCATTCGTGATCCGAATCGGGTCCATGATTTCGCTCCTTAACCGTTCGGATGATCCGACATCTTGATGAGTTCGTTTGGACCGCCCGCGCTCATGGCGATCCACTTGGTTTCGATGTTCCCGGTGGCGCTGATCGTCGTGCTGCTGGCGGTCTGCGTCGGGGTGACGGTGTAGGTGCCCAGGCCGCCCACCGTGTTGGCGCCCAGCTGGGTGATGCGGGTGCCGGCGGTGACGCCCGAGCCCGACAGCACATCGCCGACGCCGAAGGTGCCGGTCAGCGCGCTGGCGGCGGTGAAGATGCCGTAGGTTTCGCTGATCGTGGTGCTGGCGACCGTCTGGCTGCCCGGGGTGACGCGATACGTGCCGACGCCGCCCGTGGTGCCGGTCAGCTGGCCCAGCACCTGGGTGCCGCTGACCACGTTGGTGCCCGACAGGATGCCGCCCGGCACGACGACGCCAGAGCCCACCGCCGTGATGGTCATGATGTCGTCGGCAATCGAGCCGGTGAAGCTGCCGGTGGCGGCCGCAATCGAGCCGGTGGCCGAAGCCGCCGTAGTGGGCGACGTGCCGGCAGCGGCGAAGCTGATCGTGCCGTTGTTCAGGTTCGCGAATGCCTTCATGCCGATGGTGACGGCGGCGGCCCCAGTGTTCCGCACCCAAAAATCGCCGCCGTTCATTGCGGTGACTTCGAAGCCGGCCGGGATCAGCATGGTGGACTGGGCGAGGTAGATCGTCAGCTTCGCCTGACCCTCGCGATGGATGAAGCCCAGCGGCACGCCCGTGCCGAAGTTGTTCACCGCGTTGGGGTTGGCCGGGTCGCGCCACACGAAGCGGGCGACGGTGACGCCAGCGGCGCCAGCGATCAGCGCACCCACGCCCGCATCGACGCTGAAGATCGGGTTGGCGCTGGCGAAGTCGCCGTCCACCGCCGGGGCGGGAGCGGCGTAGACCTGGGACTGGAAGCCGGACACTGGCGTGACTCCTTAGTTCGCCACGCCGAAGCGGGCGGCGCTGGGGAACATCTGATCGAACGTGCTGATGCCGGCCGCATCCATGGCGATCGGCTGGGCCGTGCGCTGGTTCGGCTTGGGCAGCGCCGCCAGCAGGGCCGGGAAGCCCTCGGGCGGCACCTTGGACACGTCCACGCCGCGCGCCTTGAAGGCGAAGCGGTAGACCGCCTCGGCGCTGTCCATGGCAAGGTGGTCCATGTTCAGGTCGCCGATGTGCGGGCGCACGGCAATTTCCGCCTCGCGCAGCGCCTTGGCCTGGGCCTTGATCTTGGTTTCGCTCGCCGCGACGCGCGCAGCGATCGCCGCGTCCATCGCGCCCTTGGTCATCATGGTGGTCTTGTCCTTGGCGAAGGGGGGGGCCTTCTTGCCCTTGCCGTCCTTGCCGTCCTTGTCGGCATCGGTATCGGCATCCTCGGCGGGGTCGGCCGGGTCCGCCTCGGGCTGGAGCATCGCCTCGACAGCCGCCACGTCGTCGTCGCTCAGCTTGGTGCGCAGGAATTCCAGCACCTTGGCCATCGGGTCGGCGTCATCGGTGGTTTCTTCCTCGACCGTCTCCGCAACCGGATTCGGATCGACGCCCTCCTGCATGTCGTCTTCCACCTTGTCCACGACACCTTCCAGGTTGTCGAGCATGGTGGCCACGTCCTCGATGGTGGCGTCCTGGGCCAGCTTACCCTCGACCGCCTTGCCTAGCGCGACCATCAGTGCCGGGCGCTTGGCCTTCCAATCGGCGGCGGTCTTGATGCCCGCGAACAGGGGGCGAAGATCGACCTTCGCATCCTGGGCCAGCTTGGGGCGGATGGCAGCTCCGATCGCGGTTGCCAGGACGAGCGCGCGCCGGTTGAGCCGGGGCACGGGAGGCTTTTTCGCCATGTCGAATTCCTTATCTTGTGGCAGCGCGGCATCGCCCACCACTACATCTGCACCAGCACGGCCTTGCTCTACAAGGGCAACGTGGTTCCCCCGGATGTTGCGCATCACCCCGTCATAGGCCGCGCCCTCGTATTCGCCGGGGGTCATGTCCGCGTCATACCGATAGGCGGATGACAATTCCCGCTGTTGCCCGCTTTCGATTCTGCGGATTGCGTCGCCTTCCCAAACAACCAGCGAATTGCCGAGGAAGGGGTGGGAAAATTTTGCGTCGGTGCCGGTGCTGCCCACCACCAGATCGGGCTGGTGATCGTCCACGGTGACCGGGACGTGCTTGCTGAGGATCGGCAGATTGTTGAAGCTGGCCGCGCCCTTGGCGAGTTCATCCGGGTGGCGGAGCAGGTGGTAGACCTGATCAGCCTTCAGCCCGAGCCGTTCCCAGTCGGGGATTTCCTCGCCGCGATAGGGGCAGATATTGGCCTTGCTGATATTCGCCACCTTGACGTGCAGGCGGCCATCCTCGTCGGTGCTGCGCACGCTGTCGCGGTCCATGGCCAGCACGTCGGGCCGGCGGCGGGGGGCTTCAATCAGCATGCGGGATGCAGTTTCCGATCGGCACCGGGGGATTTAGACCGATTTCAGGTGCGGCGACAACAATTCCACGTCGCGCGGTTTAATTGCGCCGGTTCGTGATTAATAACTTGCGCGCCGGATAATTCATGCATAATGTGCCTTACCGGCAGAGAAGCCGGGCAGCAGCAAGCAGGAGACACCCCACGATGGCCGCCACCTTCCGCGTCATGCCCGACATGAAGTTCAGCCACAACAGCGCCGAGGCGCTTTACGACATGACCGTCCTGCGCACCCACCGCGATGCCGGATACTGGGAATGCGTGTTTCTGAACGGGCCGCGCAAGGGCGGCATTTGGGTGCGCAGCGAGATCGACATTCTCGCCGATGTCGTCGCTGACCAGGAAGCGGACGCGACGGTCGCCGCCGAGCGCCGGGCCGAGCGCGCGCTTTCCCCGGGCTACGCCTCCTGATTCACCCACGAAGGAACCACACACCATGGCACCCGCGATCAAACTGGCATCCGCTGAAGGCCGCACTTTCGCCCTCGGCCAAATTGTCTGCGCTCAGGGCGAGATCAATGGCCCAAAATCGACCGGCGAAATCGTCGGCTTCAAGCGTTCGGTGAGTGGGGATTTCATCGTCGCCAAGATCAAGCTGCATGGCTCTCGCACCATCGTGCGGTCTGTGCTTCAGGACATCGAGCCAGACGAGTTCTTCGCGGGCGTGATAGCCGAAATGGAGCGGCGCGGGCTTTCCGGGCGCTTGACCGCCAAGGATGTCAAGGTCGTGAACTTCCTCCGCGCTGGCGGCAAGAGCGCGATCGAATGCGGCGCCGATCGCGCCATGTCCTGGATTGCCGACTGAACCACCACCCACGAATAGGACACCGACATGAAGATCACCGACAGGCGGGGGCGCGTGTGGACGCTGATCCCCACCCTGCGCCAGATCGGCCCCGTGATGGCCGTATGGCAGGGGCCGGGCGTAGGCATCCGCCGCCGCTTCCCTTCCGTCGCCGCCGCCCGCGCCGCGCTCCTGGGCAGCGTGACGCCATGATGGAGCACGCCCCCCGGCTATCCCAGGCCACCGTCGCCACGCCGCCCGGCAGGCCCTACGTCTGGCGCGTGCGCGGCATGTGCCGCGTGAGCGGAACCCGGATCAGCCCGGTGTTCTACACCGCCGACCCGAACCGCCACCGGGCGCTGGCGGATGCCGCGCTGGCCTTCCCGGGGCTGAACGTGGATGCCGTGATGGCTGCCGCCGCCGTGGTGCTGCCGTGAACACGCTCGAGCGCATCACCCGCCTGGGGCTGACGGTGCCGCGCCTCGCGCGCGCCCTGGGCACCACGCCGGCGATCCTGCGCGCTGCCTGCCGCGAAGGCACGGTGCCGCCCGAGGTCGATCGTTGGCTGGATGTTTGCTTCACCAGCCGCCCCAAGGTCGCCTGGGGCAAGCCGAGGGGGCGCCCACGCCTCCCGGATGGCCCGAAACCCCGCGTCTACAAATCCCGCGCCAAACCGAAGGATGCGCCCCGATGAGAACGCTAGTATCGCTGGCCGACTGGTTCGGGGCGTTCACCTGCCTTTCGGTGTGCATCGCCATCCTGGGCACGACCTGGATGCAAACGCGCAAGGCCGCCGCCATGGCGCCCTGGGCCATCGTCCGCGCCTGGATCGTCATGGGCTTCGGCTCGGCCTGCCTCCTATGGGCGGCCGGGCGCGTGGCTGCCGCTGCCCTGGGGTTCCGGTGATGAGCGGCCATGATCGCCCGCCCCCGCCGATGCAGATATGGGTCACCGGCTGGTGGTGGTCCAAGGAGTTCACTGACGCGGAAGAAGCGCGCCGCTACTATGACGCGATCGGGCGCCGGCAGAAGATCATCGTCAGCATCGCCGCATTGGTGATGCTCGCAATATGCGCGGCGGCAGAATTCGCCGCATGGAGATTGCACCCATGACCGATGAGACGGATCGCGCGCAGCGGATGCTCCACCTTTCGGTGATGATCCGCCCCGCCACCGCACACGGGTGGCTTCGGCGCCGAGATTTGGACAAGCCGGGCCAGTTCGTTTGGGAGAAACCGGACGGCACCTTGGTGGCAGAAAGCCACGATATTACGCCGCGCATCGCAACTATGCTGCCAAAGAGGCCCACGCCATGACCGATCACATGGACGACGGCCGCCCGGTGGCCGCGCACATCGCCGAGGCGCGGGCGCTGGCCACGCATCTGCCCTGGTGGTCGCCGAGGCGGTGGCGGGCGTGGTTCGATGTCGCTTTCCCGCCTCCGGTGATGGTGATTCCGCTGACCACGCTGAACATCCCGCCGCCGCCGCCGCCCCGCCCCGCCTGGAGCCTGACGCCGGCGGAGATTGAGCGGGCGATGTCGCCCATGCGGATCAGGGCCGGCGTCACGCCGGAAATGCTGGCCGCCTTCGCTCGCGCCAACCACCAGAACCCCACGCTGATCGTGCCCGACAACGCCGCGATGACGCCCTACCTGCCGACCGCCGAGGGCGCCTACTGGACGGTTTGGAACCATGGCGACGGTGGGGGCGAAGGGTTCGGCAGCCCTGTGCTGCGCTGGTGGAACCCGAAAGGCAGCAGCGATCCCTACGCCCGCAACCGCGACGGATGCTGGGAAGGCTGGGGGGACACCCACTACCCCGCCAGCGAATGCCTCGCCATTTCCCCCCGCCTGGAGCCGCCCGAGTGGCCGCCCGCACCGAAGGAACACGACCATGGCTGACGCATTCCGCCCGTCCGGCTATTACTGGGTAGGCGCCGAGGGCGCGGACCCCAAGGACGCCTTCATTGCGTGGTGGAGCGCCGACTGGAAAGAGTGGCGCCTGGATCGCTGGGGCGTGGAGGGGATCCAGTTCCCGCTCGGCTTCACGGTCTACAGCACCGAGCCGATCGAGTTCCCCAAGCCGCCGGCGCCGGCCGCCGAGCCCGCCCCTGCTGATATCAAGCCCGAGGCGCCCCCGCCCTCCATCCCGCCGCCTGCCGCCGGGCCGAACATGACGCCGGTGGGCCGCTACCGGGTCGCCAGCAACGGCATCGAGACGCACCTTCAGCAGCTATGGGAAGGCGACGGCGTGGCACGCTGGCGCCCGGTGCCTGGGTTGGCCGTGGCGATGCTGCCCGATGGGAGCTCGCCCGCATGACGGACATGCCGGGCCATGACGCCCAGGCGGAGTGGAACGCCCTGCTGCGCCGGGCCGACGTGGCGGAAGGCTTGGTGCTGGACATGCGGCACCGCCTCGCCGCCGCCGAGCTCGACAACCGCATCCTGCAACGCACGCTCGACGGGCATGTGAAGGCGGCCCAGGCGCGGTGGCATGCGGGGCTGGCCTTCGGGTGGGCGCTGGTGCTGCTGGCGGCCCTGGGCGGCTATCTGGCGGCGCGCTGACCGCTGCTGACGCACGACCGGCCGGGGATCATCCCGGCCGCATAGGAGACTGCACCGATGGATGACACCGACGCGCGCTCAATTGCGCTCAACCTTGCCGCCCAGGCATCCCCAGGCGATTCCGCCACCTCCATCCTGGAGCGCGCCCACCGCTACTATGCGTTCCTTCTCGGGATCACGGAGACGGAGTTGCGGAAGCGGATGGGTTTGCCCGAGCCGGCAGCGGATGCCTAAAAGCCCTTGATCACCGGCTTGCTGACGCACCGGCAGTTCGGCAGCATCCCGGGCCAGATATACTCGCCGTCGATGAACGCGCCCTTGGCCACGTCATAGACCAGCTTTTCACGCCCGGCCTTGACGTGGCTGGGGCGCGGCTGCCGACCGCCACCGCTATGCATCCATACCGCCTGAGTGACGCCCATTTCCAGCTGGCGCGCCCGGGTGATTGTCGCCGTTGCCTTGTTCGCCTGATCCCGCGCGATGAACGCCGCCCGGTTGTGCGCCACGCCCAGCTGCGTCTTCAGCCCTTCGGTGATCTGGTGCAGATCGTAGCCCGTCTGCACCCCGCGCATCACGATGCCCTGCACCTGGGTCAGATACTGCTGGGGGATGGACTTGATCAGGTCCACCTGCGCGCCGATCGACGCTTGCAGCACGTCGTTGACCGGCCGCGACAGCTTGAATTCGACGGTCCAGCCGCCTTCCTTCAGGATGGATTTCAGCACCGCGTCGCTGCGCGTGGCCATGCTGGTGGTGAACCACGTCGCCAGCTTCGGCGCCATCGCGGCAAAGCGGGCTTCCCAGTGCGATCCCAGGCTGGCGATTTCGGCGATCAGCCCCTTGGCCGGGCTGCCCGGCTGTTCCTCGCGCCAGCTGTCCGCCGCCATTTCAGGGGGCTTGGCGCGCCACTGGGCGCTGATCCAGTAGTCGAAGCTGGCCGCCATTTCGTTGATGAGGGCGACCAGCCGCTTGTGGAATTTCGCCTCGACCGCGACGTTGGGGCGGACAGGCTTCAGCACCACGGGCTTACCCGTGGGGGAGACGAGGCGCCGCTTAGGCATCCTCGCCGTCGTCTGGCTGCTCGCGGGCGGTGGCGATCGCTGCATCATGCTTGGCGTTGTCGGCATCTTCCTCGGGCGTGGTCAGGCTGCGGGTGGCGCCCTTGGGCTTGCCCAGCATTTCGATTTCGCCTTCAGCGATGCCGAAGCGCGCCGGGTTGCTGTGCTTCGGATCGGTGGAGGTCAGCGTGTCGTCGTCGGTGTCGCGGGTCATTAGGTTTTCCTTCCAAGGTAGGTGCAATGGACAACGTGGGATGTGCCCCCATATTTATTAACAGATTGCACGACTTTTTCAACCCGGAACATGCTGTTGCTGTCCATCATGATCTCGCGTTCGACCAAATTTTCATTACTCGCCTGCCCCTTCATCACCACGCCAGGGGTGCCGGCCGGGATGGTGAAACTCAGCACGGTCTGATCGCCGAAGTCCTTGGCCTTGCTTTCCGAGCGCGACACGCTGGCGAAGTTCTTGTGCACGAAGGCGCGGCCGACCGCTTCCTGGGGATCGCCAAAGCCTGTCACGGAAGCGAATGGCGAGCTCAGCCCCCGGAACACGGGGGTGTCTGCCGGCACGAAGCTGTTCTTCATCGCGCCGTGGATCTGGTCGATGTGCTTCTGTGTTGCAGCGCTGGGCTTGGACAGGCCCGACAGCGCCTGATTGATGCTTCCATATTCGCCATCGCGGTATGCCGCGATCGCTTCCAACTGCTCGGCCGTATGGCTGGCGTGGGTGTCGTTGGCATAGGCCTGCATGGCCTTGTCCACCGCCTGCGTCATCGCATCGGTGCTGTTGCCGTAGGCGGCGGTGACCTTGGCGTAGTGGTCGCCCGGGATGTTCTTGGTGCGCGCCTCCAGCCGGGCGGTGACCGTGCCGCCGCTGGCATCCTCGTATTCGCTTTCGGTGATCGTCGTCTTGTGCGGCGCGACCTTGGCGGCATGGAACACGGCCGCCGATGGCTTGCCGGGCGGCAGTTTGGCCGTGCTGGGTGGCGTGGCGGGCTTCGGCGGCGGCGGGGCGGGGAGCGCGCCATACTCGGCCTGGACCTTGGCCAGAAAGTCGTTGACGGACTTCTGCCCCATGCCCTGGGGGTCGCTGATCGGCTTCAGCGCCGCGAGCGCGGCCTTCTGCTCAGCTTCGGTGGGCTTGTCGAGCGCCGCCTGGATGTCGGCCGCCTTGCTGTCCACGATCGGCTTGTTCTCGGGCAGCACGTTCGCCCACGCTTCCTTCAGCTTGGTGAATTCCTGCTGGGTGGCCGGGCTCAGCGGCTTGGCCGGCGGTGGAGGCGGCGGGGCGGCGGCGGGCGCGGGCGGGGCGATGCCGGCCTGTTCCTTCACGGCGCCGGTGAGCTTGTCCAGGTAATCCTTCAGCGCGCCCTTGGTGTTGGTGTTCAGGAACTCCAGATTCTTGATCTTCACGTCGATGGGATCGTTGCTCGTGTTGATGTAGGCGAGCGCCGATTCCGCCTTCACCTTGGACGTGCTGAGCATATCCGAGTCCACCTTCGGCAGATCGGTCAGCGTGACGGGCGCCTTGGCCGGCGCGCCACCTTCCGCCTGCACCGCCGCTGCCAGCTTGTCGATGTAGGCGTGCAGGCTGAAGGCGAAGGAAGGCGCGGCATTCTTGATCGCCTGGAGGTTGGCGACCTTCAGCGCATCCGACATCCCCGGATTGGTGGCGTAGGCATAGGCGTTGTTCGCGATCTTCTGGTAGTCGGGCGACGTGAACTCGCCCGGCTTGGGCAGCCCCCCGGCTTCCGGCGCGATCGGTGGCGGCGCAGGCGGGGCTGGTGGGGCAGGCGGCGGCGGCGGGGGCTTGGGTGCCGGGGCGGGCGCGTTCAGCCCCTTGGCGCCCTTGCTGCTGATCAGCGGCGGGGGGTTCTTGCCTGCTTCGGTCAGCCCCTTGTGCGCAAGGCTGACGTGGCCGCCGTGGGCGGTGTTTTGGAACAGGGTAGACGCCGCGCCCGCGATCTCCCCGGTGGGTATGCCGCCCTTCTGCACAAGGTGCTTGATCAGCGCGGTGGAGGTCGGCGCCTTGCCGCTTTCCTTGGCGGCCTTCAGGTAGTCGGCGATGCCCTGGTGCAGCGATTCGCCGCCGGCCACGGTGGTGAACTTGCCGTCAGCGTCGCGCGGGTGGTCGGCTTCAACGTAGGCGTCAAGCGCCGCCCATGCGTCAAGCGCGAGGTCGGCCGCGCCCCGGCGGAAAGGGAGCACCTTCCCGTCTTCCTCGCCCTCCCCATCGTCCTGCTGGCCCTGCCCTTCGGCGCCGGGCTCGCCCTCCATGCCCGGCATGCCCATGGGCTCGGGCGGCTCGGGTGGCGGCCCGGTCAGGTCCACGCCAGCGAACATCGGGTCATCGCGTCCCGCCAGCGATTTGCGCACGTCGGCGGGCTCGATAACGCCCATGTTCACGTAGACGCCGTAGGTGTCGGCATCGACCTTGCGGGTGTCGGCCGCCTCCTTGTCCGTCTGCTGCCATAGGGGCACGAAATCGAACGAGATCTCATGGTCAATCTCGCCGAATTCGGAAAGCTGAATCAGGTTCAGCGTGTCGGTCAACGGGTCGCGCAGCAGATCTTCCTGCTGGGCGTGCACCCAGGCATAGAACGACCGGATTTCGCCATCGCTGGAGGCGTTCAGGCCGCTGGGGGTGATGCCCAGCAGCACCACCAGCGGAATGCCCCACACGCTGGCCAGATGCTCCTGGGCCTGCGCCTGAAGCGCGTCCAGCGTGCCAAGCGGGGTCGCCATGTTGAAGAAGTCTTCGGTGTCCTTGTTCAACACCATCGTGCCGCGATTGTCGCGCAAGGCGGTGAACATCGCCACGCGGTTGGCCAGCGACGCCACCCCGATGCCATCGCCCTGGAGCGCCGAGCTCATGTCCGTCTTGATGCCGGTGTAGGAGAACGACGCCATCAGGTCGGAAACCGACTGGCGAGCCCGCAGCCAGTTGTTTACATACGGCATTCCCATCTGGCTTAGGGAAAGGCCGCCGAACGAATAGGCGGGCTTCAGGAGGTCCGGCATTTCGCGGGCCACCAGCGTCACCATGCGGCTGGCATGGATGAGCGCCGATTGCACAAACCAGCGATTCGGGCGGTAGTAGTCGGCGGCGGTCGGGTCGATCGAATTGTAGTCGTCGGCGAAGGTCCACATCGGTTCGATCACCTGGAGCCGGCGCAGACTGCCCTTCTTGACCTTCTTGGGGTCGCGGATCAGCGGCAGCGCCTTTTCGGCTGGGTCGGTGGCGCCCACGTCGTAATAGATGTGCGCCCGGCCGAAGAACCCGTCCAACTGGATCGCGTTGCGGTAAGCATCGCGCACCCGCAGCCGGCGAAACGCTTCCTCCAGAACCTTGATCTTCTTTGCCTTGTCATCCTCGCCGATGGCCTTAAGACGGATCCACTTGCGCGTCATTTCCTTGGCGATGATCTCGGCCGGGCGGCGGTATTCGGGGCGCTGCGTCAGCTCGGCCAGGAAGGGGTATCCCAGCCAGTTCACGTTGTCCCCGTAGGCCATGCCGTAGTCGTTCCACCCGGCACCGGCGGCCCAGCCGGACGCGAGCGCCAACGCCTCGGCGCTGTCCTGCGCGATCGTCATCGTGCCCTTGGGCACCACGCCGGGCATGGGCTTGGCTGGCGCAAACACGTCCGCGCGCGGCGGCCCCTTGTGGCGCTTCGGCAGGTGCGCCATCAGCGCATCCATGCTGATCAGGCGGCGGCTGGGCTGCGCCACGGGGGCGCGCACACCCAGGCCCAGGGCGGCGAGCCCGGCCGGCTTCAGGCGCATGCGGCCCATCTTCAGGGCGCTGGCGGCAGCCAGGGGCACAATGGTCATCGGCCGCGCCTCGGGCCGAGCGCCTTCATAAGCGCGTCCACCTGTCCGGTGGTGACCATCATCGCGGGCCGATCGTTCGGCGCGTAGCGGATCACCACGGCATCGGCGAGGTTCGGCGAGGGCTGTCCATCCGGCACTTTGTCCACCACGATTTTCCCCACGGCATTCGAGCTATAGGTCGGTTGCGACAATTCGGCCACCAGCTTGAGCGCCAGCGGCATGGTCGAGTCTATCGCTATCAGGTCATCGTGCGCCGCGACAACGCCTTCCGTCACCGCCCGGTGCGTCAGCTGGAAGCGGGTGCGCAGCATCCACCACGCCTGCGCCTTGCGGTTGGAGAAGAAATCCTGGTTCTGCCGGCCGGGCACAAGCTGGCCCTCGGGATCGAACACCGCTTCCGAGCCGCGATAGGCCACCACGTCGATCTGCCGCGCGCCACGGTCGGCCCGGCGCTGGTTGATCTGCTTGGCGTCGCCGCGCACGCCGGCGCCGATGCCATCAGCATCATACCGAAAGCGGGCGAAGTCGTGCACGTCGCAGGTTTGGAACACCCGCTCGACGGAATCGAAGATGTCGCTCCCTTTGCCGCTCCATTCATCCACGAAATCCAGCAGCACGCCCCGGCCGCCGGCGGTGGCGTTCTTATCCCGCCCGGCATCCGCCACGTCGAAGGCCAGCAACCGCTCGCCCGTGATCTGGATGCCCAGCTTGTGGTGCGCGTCCAGCGCGCTCAGCACCCAGGCGCGGGGGATCAGGATGCCTTCGACGCTGGCGGTGTAGTCGATGTCCACTTCCTGGGCGACCACGACCGGGCCGTAATCGTCCAGCTGCTTCTGATACCAGCGATCGTCCTTGCGTGGGTCGGCGCGCCAGTGGGCGGTGAACACCTCCACCTTCCCGCCGAATCGCACCTGGGCGAAGGAGTTCGCCATGCCGTTGACGCTGCTGATGTCCTGCCGGCTGTTGGTGGTCGCGCTCAGCGCCGCGTCCACGAGCTCGGGCCGCTCCAGGTGGGCGGCTTCGTCCACGAAATAGATGCCGACGCGATCGCCGCGCCCGATGTTGTCGCCCGCCTCGCCCGATATATTGGAGCCGGTTTCCGGGAAATTCAGCCGCATGTGGGGCGCGTCGCGGCTGCGCAGCCACCCGCCCTGGAATTCCGGCGGCAGCAGTTCCATGAACAGCCGCCCCTTGAAAAACAGGGATTTCGGGCTGCCGATCTTGTCCACGTATTCCTCTTTTCGGGAGCCGAAGCCGATCGCCATGCCGTCGTAGTGCAGGCACAGGGTGCAGGCGAGGGCCATGGCCAGCCACGACATGCCCATGTCCCGGCTCTTTTCGGTCAAGCCGCGCTCGCGCGCCTGCCACTTGCGCACGCTGTAGCCGATCCACTCGCGCTGCCTGGGAAACAGCAGGAACGGCATGCGCGCAGGCAAGCCCACCTCGACGTTGCGCGGATCCACCGTCACGCCCCAGTCCTCTATGAATTCGTCGGGGTGGTCGCGGTAATAGAGCTTCAGCGCCGGCAGGCATTCGGGCATGGACTGCACCAGCGCCAGCCTTTCGGCGCGCAGCTTCATCACGTCGGCGATCAGCGCCAGCTGCACATCTGCCGGGGCGCGCCAGTCAATCTCAGGCGGGCGCGGCCACAGCGGCAGCAGCGCGGCATCGAACGCGGCGATGGCGGCCGGCTGGTCGGGTGCCGGCGCCCGGAACGCCGCGCTAATTCGGCAGAGGTCGAGCAGTTCGTCGTCCGACATCGTGCGGACTGAGGCCACGGTCAATCGCTTCAGTTGCCGCTTGGTCAGCGATGGCACGGAGGCGGGCAATGACATCGGAGAGCGGGGCAAGTTCGTCGGAATCCTTTGCTTTCCACTCGGGGCCACCAAAGCGCGTCAGCCAGTGGATCAGGCATGACGTGGAGCCGGGTGCATT